AAGAAGATAAGAAAGAAGAAAAAGAAATAAATTAAAACTTGAACATTACTATTAAAAACTATATTATTGAATTGCTGACAAACATTGCATATTAAACATTAAGGAGTTAAACATGGCAAATATTGATTTTGATGCTATCCGTAAAAAGCTTGAGAGGCTAAGCGGAAATAATACAAATAGGTCATCCACATGGAGGCCTGTTGAGGGTGAAGAACATACAGTTCGTTTGCTTTCATTCCCCAACAATGATGGACAACCCTTTAAGGAAAGGTGGTTCTATTATAATATTGGAACTAACAGGGGACTTTTAGCTCCCTATCAGTTTGGAGATCCGGACCCAATTCAAGATCTTATCACTAAGCTTCGTGAAGAAGGTACAAAAGAGTCGTATGAGCTGGCTAAGAAGCTATATCCGAAGATGAGGACATATGCTCCAGTTATTGTACGAGGAGAGGAAGATAAGGGTGTTCAAATCTGGGGTTTTGGAAAGATGGTCTACCAGACACTTCTTGGGCTCATGCTTGATGAGGACTATGGAGATATCACAGATCTAGTAGATGGGAGAGATATCAAGGTCGTCTGCTCTAAGCAGCCTGGAAAGCGATGGGCCATGACAGAGGTCAGGCCAAGAGGAAAGCAAACAAAGCTTTCAGATGACAATAATCAGGTAAAGACTTGGGTCTCTGAGATTCCAGATCTAGATGAAATGTATCAATGCAAGACTAGTGATGAGCTCACAAAGATTATAAATGACTGGCTGAATGATGATGAAGCTCTCACAGAGAGTAGTGACAAGGACGACAGTTCGTCAAATTCAGATACTAGTACTTCTGAGTCTACTGTACCTGCATCAGGATATAGCAGCATAGATGACGCCTTTGCTGACTTGATGTCTGACGATAGTTAATTAAAATGATTCCCCGCACAAATTGTGCGGGGAATTCGTTATGAACAATGTCCTACCGTAGGTGTAAGATATAACATGCTTAGGTAATAAATAATGTCGTCAAAAGGAACAGAAGATTTTACGTCTGATCTTATTCAGTCACTCAACAAGGAACACGGTAGCAGGATTGCTTACAATCTTGCATATGATGAATCTCCAACACATGTAAAGCGATGGATTTCTACAGGGTCAAGATTACTTGATTATATCTGTTCTAATAGAAGAGGTGGAGGTCTTCCTGAAGGAAGAATAGTAGAGATCTTTGGCCCACCGTCAATTGGAAAGTCACATATAGCAACGCAGATCGCTAGGACTACACAACAGATGGGTGGAATTGTTGTGTATATCGACACAGAGAATGCCACATCTGTTGAAAATTTAGGAATGCTTGGTGTTGATGTTTCAAGGCGCTTTGTCTATGTTGACACACACTGCACAGAAGAAGTTTTGTCTATTGCTGAAGCAACCATTATGAAAGCAAAGGCAATGGATAAGGATATACCAGTTACTATTGTGTGGGATTCTGTGGCAGCCTCATCACCTAAGGCAGAGCTTCTGGGTGATTATGACAAGGAATCAATTGGCCTGCAGGCCCGAGCGATCTCCAAGGGCATGCGAAAGATCACGGGGGTTATTGCAAATCAGAGCGTCTTATTTGTGATCTTGAATCAGACTAGAACAAAAATTGGTGTCATGTTTGGTGATCCTACGACGACGCCCGGCGGAAAGGCAATTCCGTTTCATGCTTCTACAAGAATTAAGCTCGGTGCAGGGCAACAGATAAAAGATGGCGATGACGTAATCGGTATTCATGTTTCTGCAAAGACAATTAAGAACAAGGTTGCAGCACCATTTAGAAAGATTGACTTTGAGATACACTTCGGAGTCGGTATAAAAGAGCATGAACAAGTATTCGATATTTTGAGAAAACATGGTCCAGAGATAGTAGACGGAAATGAGGTATCTATTTCTGGAACAGGATCGTGGAAGACTCTGTCTGTTGTAGATGCTGGTACAGGTGAGTGTATAATTGAAAAGAAGTTTCATAAACCTAAGTTTAATGAGATAATGAATAATCCAGAGTATTCCCATTATATAGATGACCTTTTGGAAAAGGTCATGGTCAAAAGTATGAATAATGATGATTTAGATGTAGATGTTAATTCATATGTTGAGGTAAGTGCATTAGTAGATTCTATTGATGATGAATTAATTGATCCAGAAGGCTAGAATGTGCAGGAAGAAAAAGATAGACATCTTGTTATCTTGGTTGATGCACTAAATCTCTTTACAAGACATTTTGTAGCACACCCAGCTGTTAGTTCAAATGGTGAGCACGTGGGTGGAATAGTTGGATTTCTTTATGCAGTAATAGATCTTGCAGAGAGGTATAGACCAGCGCAGATGATTGTAGTATGGGAAGGCGGTGGGTCCACCCGTAGAAGAAATTTATTTAAAGATTATAAGTCTCGACGACGTCCAGAGCGACTTAATAGATATTATGACGACGACATACCTGATACTATTGAAAATAGAAATCATCAGATTTCAACACTTGTTAATATTATAAAGGATCTTCCAATAGAACAGCTGTACATACCAGATTGTGAGGCAGATGATGTGATAGGATATCTTAATAAGTACAGACTTCGTGATTGTAGAAAGTTAATAATTTCTTCTGATAAGGATTTTTATCAGCTTCTTGATAAAAAAACAATTATTTATTCACCAACTTGGAAAAAACTAGTTACAGAAAAAGAGGTAAAGGAGAAGTTTAAGATATCTCCTAGAAATTTTTGTCTTGCTAAGTCAATTTGCGGAGACCCGTCTGATAATATATCGGGTGTAAAGGGAGTTGGATTCAAGACTTTAGCTAAAAGATTTCCAGAATTACTATCAGATGAAGATATCATGATATCAGACATCATTGCAGTAGCAAAGCAAAACATATCAGAGGGTAGCAAAATAAAAGCATTTGAAAGAATAGCTGAGTCAGAGTCTTTAATAAGAAGAAACTGGAAGTTAATATATCTTGATACTTCAAATTTATCAGAATTTCAGATATCTAAAATTGTTAATTCTGTTGATACTTTTTCAGATTCAAGAAATAAAATAAACGTGATGAGAACTTTAATTAAAGAAGGTATTCAGACCTTCAATGTGGATAGAATGTTTTTGTCAATGAATCACATGGGTAAAAAGAATGTCTGACTCATCATACTTTGGGCAGTATGGAAAACAATTTCAAGAAAAGATTTTTCAGTGCTTTCTTATAGATCATCAGTGGTCTACCCAGATGTCGGACGTGATGACGTCTGAATATTTTGATTTAAGATATTTAAAATACTTGACAGAAAGATATTTTAAATATTATGAAAAATATAAGTCTTTTCCCACCCTATCTTTGCTCGTTTCAATCATACGTGATGACCTAAGAGAGGGAAATGACGCAATATTAAGAGATCAAATTGTTGAATTTTTGCATAGAGTAAAAACAAATCCAAATCCTGGAGATTTACAGTATGTAAAAGATAAAACATTAGAGTTTTGTAGAAAGCAGGCGCTTAAGGATGCGCTAGAGAAATCAGTTGAACTCATTGCTTCTGACGACTATGAGTCTGTTGTATCACTTATGAAAGATGCTATTTCTGTCGGAATGCCAAACACGCTAGGTCATGATTTTTTTGAAGACTATGAGTCAAGATTTTCTATCATTAATAGATCAGCATGCCCTACAGGAATTCCACAAATAGATAAAAAAGGAATATTGAATGGTGGGCTTGGAAGAGGAGAGCTTGGGGTAATGATAGCAAATACCGGTGTAGGAAAGTCTCATTTCTTAGTTCATGCAGGATGTGAAGCTTTACGTCGTGGGAAAAATGTCGTGCATTACACATTTGAATTATCTGAAAGAGCTGTCGGAATAAGATATGATAGCAATCTATGTCATATTCCAAGTGATGAAGTAATAGAAAGAAAAGAAGATGTCATTAAAATGTATGAGGGAATGGACGTAGGTCGACTTATCATTAAGGAATACCCAACAGGGTATCCTAGCGTTTTAACAATTAAAAGTCACATTGAAAAGCTTTTACTCAAGTCTTTCGTTCCCAGCCTGATAATTATTGATTATGCAGATATCATGAAGGCTACTAGGAAGTTTGAATCTTTGCGACATGAATTAAAACTTATATATGAGGAACTTAGAAACTTGGCTATGAGTTTAAATGTTCCAGTCTGGACCGCATCTCAAGCTAATAGAGATGCAGCTAATTCTTCAATTGTTGGATTAGAAAATATGTCTGAGGCGTATGGAAAAGCTATGGTAGCAGATATAGTCCTTTCTATTTCAAGAAAGCCCACTGAAAAGGCATCAGGTTGCGGTAGGCTATTTGTAGCAAAAAATCGAGCCGGAAGGGATGGCGTGTTATTTCCTATTCACCTGGACACATCTATATCAAAGTTATTTGTAGTAGAAAATGCAGAGGAAATGACGCTAGGTGATGTTATTGAGACAGATAGTAACTCAATGAAGCAGTTATTGAAAGATAAGTGGAAAGAGGTTAACGGCGACACAGCCGTGTGATAAATTTTTAGAAGGAATGGGAGCGAGCGTGTATAATTTCGATGAAGTTTTTAATGAAAGCGTAAAGTATTTTGATGGAGATGAGCTCGCTGCAAATGTATTCGCTACAAAATATGCGCTTTGTGATAGAGATGGAAATTTTTATGAATTAACTCCCGATGACATGCACAAGAGAATAGCAAAGGAATTTTCTAGAATTGAAAGAAAGTATGAAAATTCAATGAGCGAAGATGAGATATATTCTCTTCTAAAAGATTTCAAATACATAGTTCCTCAGGGAAGTCCCATGGCGGGAATTGGAAATAATTTTCAAATTCAATCTTTATCTAATTGCTTTGTGATAGAGCCTCCGCATGACTCATATGGTGGAATTCTAAAAACCGATCAAGAGCTTGTTCAAATAGCTAAACGTAGAGGAGGAGTTGGATTTGATATATCGACAATTAGACCAAAAGGACAGTCAACAGGAAATTGTGCGAGGACTACAGATGGAATTGAAGTTTTTATGGATAGATTTTCAAATTCTTGCAGGGAGGTGGCTCAGGGCGGACGTCGCGGAGCACTTATGCTTACTATCTCTGTTCACCATCCTCAAATTAGAGACTTTATAAAGATTAAGAGAGATCTAACAAGAGTAACAGGTGCTAATATATCCATTAAAATAACAGATGAGTTTATGAATGCTGTTGTAGATGATGAAGATGTAGAATTAAGATGGCCAGTTGATGAAGAGACACCTAAGATAAAGGATAGAGCTAAAGCTAAAGAATTGTGGAATGATATAATTGAGTCAGCTCATGCTTCTGCAGAGCCGGGAATTCTCTTCTGGGATAATGCAAAACAGCTTACACCTTCTGACATTTATGAAAATGAAGGATTTGGGTCTGTTTCTACAAATCCATGTGGAGAAATAATTTTATCTCCATATGATTCATGTAGGCTGATGTTGATAAATCTTTCTTCATTTGTTGATGATGAATTTTGTGATAGTGCAGCATTTAATTTTAAGAAAATGTCTGAGGTTGTGCAAAAAGCACAGAGACTAATGGATGATATGATTGATCTTGAAATAGAGCAGATAGATAAAATTCTTGAAAAAATTAACTCTGATCCTGAGCCTGACATAGTTAAGCTAAATGAAAAAAATATGTGGAAACAGATAAAAGATAGAGCCCGGCGCGGAAGAAGAACAGGATTGGGTGTGACCTCAGTTGGTGATACGCTTGCCGCACTTAATGTAAGATACGGATCTAAAGCATCCATTGATATTGTTGAAAAGATCTATAAGACTCTTTGTATAAATTCATATATGTCCTCTTGTATTCTTGCAAAAGAGAGGGGAGCATTTCCAGTTCACGATTTTAGAAAGGAAACATATCATCCATTTTTAAGAAGAATATGGGAAGAAAATCCAAAGCTTCTAGATATGAATGAGAAATATGGAAGAAGAAATATAGCTCTCACGACAACAGCACCGGCAGGGTCAGTTTCCGTATTGACGCAAACAACGTCTGGGATTGAGCCAGCTTATCTCTTGAAGTATACTAGAAGAAAGAAGCTTACTGAAAGTGATGCAGGTGGCAGAGTAGATTTTATAGATGATGTTGGAGACCGGTGGCAGGAATATGATGTTTATCATCATGGATTTAAAAAATGGATGGACGCAACAGGAAAAACTGAGGTAGAAGATTCTCCCTATTGGAAGTCTACAACAGATGATATAGACTGGGTGTCTAAGGTTAAGCTGCAAGCAGCAGCACAGAAGTGGGTCTGCCACGCAATATCAAATACAACAAATGTTCCTTCTGAGACATCTATTGACACAATTAAGGACATCTATATGCAAGGCTGGAGGCTAGGATGCAAGGGAGTAACCGTCTATAGAGAGGGAAGCAGAACCGGAGTATTAGTCAGATCAGAAAAGAATGCCTTTAAAACTCATGATGCTCCTGTCAGGCCTGGAGAATTGCCATGTCAAATCCATCATGCAACAATTAAAGGTGAGGCGTGGACAATTCTCGTAGGATTGATGGATGGTAGCCCCTATGAAGTGATGGGAGGCTTACAAAAATACATAGAGATCCCCAGGAAATATAGGAAAGGAACTATCATAAAACATCATTACAAGACCAAGAATTCTAGATATGATCTCCAGATTGGAAAGAATGGTGAAGAGATTTTGATCAAGGACATAGTGTCAGTCTTTGATAATCCTAATCATGCTGGCTATACAAGGACGATATCCCTCGCCCTTCGACATGGAGCGAGGATCAACTATGTGGTTGAACAGCTTCAAAAAGATGTAGAGATGGATATGTTTTCCTTCTCAAAGGTGATTGCTAGAGTTCTTAAAAATTACATAAAAGATGGAACAGTCCCTGGAAAGACGTCATGTGGAAATTGTAGTGCAGAAGATACACTAAGATATCAGGAGGGCTGTGTAACATGCACAGCGTGTGGTTTTGGAAAGTGTGGATAATACATAGATAAGGAGATAAAATAGTGTACTCAGATAAAGTTTTAGATCATTTTGAAAATCCAAGACACGAACGTGCGAGTGCGGCGAGTCTATTGCTTTCTAGGTGGTATAATGAAGTGGGTTAGTAAAATATCTCCTCTTATTAAAGAGGTCGAATTAAGAAAGAATCCAGTTATCATAACTGTTAATAAATTTGATGAAAAATCTGCAAAGGAATTTCAAGAGCACATTGCACTAGCTCATAATACGGGTCAGTCTGTAATTCCTGTCATTATTGATTCATATGGAGGACAAGTTTATTCACTTATGTCCATGATAAGCGCAATCAATAATTCTGATATTCCTGTCGCCACAATTGTTGAAGGAAAGGCAATGTCTTGCGGAGCAATTTTATTTAGTTTTGGTAAACAGGGTCTTCGATTTATGGATCCAGACTCCACAGTAATGATTCATGATGTATCATCTATGGAGCGAGGAAAGGTAGAAGAGATAAAAGCCTCAGCTGAAGAAACAGAGAGATTAAATCAAAAAGTTTATACTATGATGGCTAGAAATTGTAGAAAAAGAGACAATTATTTTTTAAAATTAGTTCATAAAAAGGGGCATGCTGACTGGTTTTTAGATGCAACAGAGTGTAAAAAGCATGGGTTGGCAAACCAGATTAGGGTTCCAAAATTGAATATAAACATATCAGTAGATATAGACTTCGAATGAATGGAGAGCATTAATGGACAAGGATTTTTATAATAAATCAAGTGCAGATAGCCTTGGATGGGATCCTTCCTGGTTCGGCTGTGAAGAATTTGATTTTCTTTTGGTTAAAGCTGTTCAAAAATGGCAAAAAAATATGGGCCTTAAATCTGATGGATTGGTTGGTCCGGCTACATATCGCCGGGTATGGACAGAAAGAGAGACAAACATAACTGACTGGATGGACGCTCTTCCGCTTAAGAAGAGTTACAAGATGGGGGATAAGCATATAGTTCATAATGGCCATTTTATCCCTATCGAGTGGGATAAGGTTATTTTGTGGGATGAGTCGGGCGGATATAAATCGAAAGATGGGTGTTATACAAATTACGCAGGAAAGCCTGATAGAAAGCCCACGATGTTTGTAAATCACTGGGATGTCTGTCTAAGCGCAGGTTCCTGTGCCAAGGTCTTAAATAGGCGGGGAATATCTGTTCACTTTCTCATCGATAACGATGGGACAATTTTTCAAATGCTAGATACTCAGCACAAGGCATGGCATGCGGGAATTAGCAACGGTGTCGGAGGAAATGCAAAAGGTATTGGAGTAGAGATTTCTAATGCTTATTACACAAAATATCAAGACTGGTATGTTAAACACGGACATGGTGAACGACCTATTCAAGAGAACGGCCACATTCATGGAAGAAAACTCAAACCATTTTTAGATTTTTATCCAGTTCAGCTTGAAGCTTTAAGGTCTCTTTGGAAGGCAATTCATACTGGAATTGGAATTCCACTTGTGTGTCCATTAAATAGTGACGGAGAGCTGTGTACAACAGTTTACGATCAATGCGTAAAGGGTAAATATAATGGGTTTGTTAATCACTATAATTTTGTTAAAACAAAAATTGATTGCGCCGGGCTAGATTTAAAGACTATGTTAGAAGATGTGAAAAAAACACTGGTTAATTATTGCCCAGATAGGGAAAGATAAAATAAATGATAAGTGAAATAATTGAAGATGTCTTGACTGATGAAGCGGAGATTTTTTTACATGATCTTATAAGAGAATTTAGGGATCAACTGGGTGACCTTTTACGCAGCAGGGATGGAAGACAAAATTTTTATGATGTAGGATATCTTCCGGACTTCTCACCTGATACAGCAGATACAAGAGACGAGAAGTGGAAAATATCTGAGATTCCTAGTTGCTTACTTGATAGAAGAGTTGAGATAACCGGTCCAACAGATAGAAAAATGGTTATAAATGCATTAAATTCTGGTGCAAATGTTTTTATGGCAGACTTCGAAGATTCACTTTCTCCAACGTGGGAAAATATCATAAATGGTCAGTTAAATTTGAAGGATGCTGTAAGAGAAACAATATCTTATGAACATCCAACAAAGGGAACATATAGACTTAATTCAGATCATGCTGTTTTATTTGTCCGCCCTAGAGGGCTTCATTTAAAAGAATCTCACTTTCTTGTAGACGGTAATCAAGTTCCAGCTTCACTTTTTGATTTTGGGCTATTTATGTTTCATAATGCTAAAATTCTTTTGGAAAGAAAAAGAGGTCCATTTTTCTATCTTCCTAAACTAGAACATCATTCTGAAGCTGGGTGGTGGAATGACGTATTTAACTGGACACAGGATAGACTAAATATTCCTAGAAAATCAATTAAGGCAACAGTTCTAATTGAAACTCTTCCTGCAGCATTTCAAATGGATGAGATTCTTTATGAGCTTAAAGATCACTCTGCGGGTCTTAACTGTGGAAGATGGGATTATATTTTTAGCTTCATAAAAACAGTTAGAAATCATAACGAAAGAATCTTTCCTGATAGAGATCAGGTCACCATGACGTCTCACTGTATGAAATCTTATTCTGAGCTTTTAGTTCATACATGTCACAAAAGGGGTGCACATGCTATGGGAGGAATGGCTGCGCAGATTCCAATTAAAAACGATGAAGATGGAAATAGTGCAGCTATCAAAAAGGTTAGAGAGGACAAACTTAGGGAAGTTCTCTTAGGGCATGATGGAACATGGGTCGCTCACCCAGGACTAATACAGGTGGCAAAGGAAATTTTTGATTCGTATATGCCAAATTCAAATCAGATAAATAATTCAAAAGGACACAAGGCCTCTAGGGAAGATCTGCTTAGGGTGCCATTAGGATCTATATCTGAGAAAGGTTTGTATCATAACCTAAGTGTTGGGATTCAATATATTGAATCTTGGCTAAGAGGAAATGGATGTGTTCCTCTTTATAATTTAATGGAAGATGCAGCTACAGCAGAGATTTCAAGAACACAGGTGTGGCAATGGAGAAAACATAATTGCTCTGTAGAGTCTGGTGAGATAATAGATGTACACATGATCAATAGAAAGATTTCAGAAGTCCTCGAGAACATAGAGAGAGAAGTTGGATCAGATAGATTTAATAGCGGAAAATTTGATGAATCTGTGAGTTTATTTAGAGAAATGGTATTTTTAGATGAATTACCTAAATTTTTAACAATAGATGCTTATGAACATATAAGGTGAGAAACTTTAATGATGAATGATAAGAAAAACACAATAAGAACGTGGAGTCAGTCAGATGTCGATAAGCTTAGGGGTAGAGTAAGAATAGAGTACTCTTTGGCAAAGGAGGGATCAGAAAAATTATGGGATCTTTTGCTTTCGAAAGAAAGTGTTTCTGCATTAGGAGCGCTGACTGGTAACCAGGCTGTTCAACAAGTTCGAGCTGGGCTTAAGGCTATTTATCTTTCTGGGTGGCAGGTCGCAGCAGATGCTAATCTGTCGGGTCATATGTATCCAGATCAGAGTTTATATCCTGCCAATAGTGTTCCAAGCGTGGTAAAGAGAATCAATCAGGCTCTTCAAAGGGCTGATCAGATTGAAAGCGTTGAAGGAGTTAGAAGCTGTGATTGGATGGTTCCAATTATAGCTGACGCAGAGGCTGGATTTGGAGGTCACTTAAACGCATATGAGTTAATGAAAGCAATGATAGAGTCAGGTGCCGCCGGAGTTCATTTTGAGGATCAGCTAAGCTCTGAAAAAAAGTGCGGCCATCTTGGAGGAAAAGTTCTTGTTCCGACATCTCAATTTATTAAAACTTTAAAAGCTGCCAGGCTCGCATCTGATGTCATGGGTGTTTCTACAGTGCTTATAGCTAGAACTGATGCAAATAGTGCTAAGCTTATGACATCTGATATAGACCCATATGATCATCAATTTATGTCAGGAGAAAGAACACGAGAGGGTTTCTATAGAATTACTGGCGGAATAGATCAGGCTATATCTAGAGGTCTAGCATACGCTCCGTATGCTGATCTTCTTTGGTGTGAAACTTCCACACCAGATCTTGATGAAGCTAGAAAGTTTGCTAATGCTATTCATGAAAAATATCCTGGAAAACTACTTGCATATAATTGCTCTCCATCGTTTAACTGGAGAAAGAATCTTGACGAAGTTACTATATCAATATTTCAAGATGAGTTGAATAAGATGGGATATAAGTTTCAATTTGTAACACTCGCAGGGTTTCATTCCCTTAATCACTCTATGTTTGAATTATCTAGAAAATATAAGGATTATGCGATGAGTGCATATGTAGAGCTCCAAGATAATGAGATGATGTCTGAGCACTTTGGGTATACAGCAACAAAGCACCAGAGAGAGGTTGGAACAGGATACTTTGATGCAGTTAGAGAGATAATTAGTGAAGGTGAATCTTCTACTTTAGCTTTAAACGAATCCACAGAAGAAGATCAGTTTTAATCTTTAGAAATTTTACAATCCTTATTATAGTTATAATAAGGGGACTATAGCATACTTAGGGCATTTAAACAGCAGCTAAGAAAAATAAAGATCGTGCATCTTTTATCGGGAATTCTAATAATGAATCTCATAGATGCCGTAGCAACAGCAATTTGGGTGTCGACTGGTATAGCTAGTGAGATCAACCCGCTTATGGCTAGCCTTTTAGGGGTGGGGTCTTCATTCTTTATCATAGCTAAGCTAACGATTGTTTCACTGTGCGTTCTTTTAATATGGAGACTTAAAATGGCTAAGACAGCTAAGCTTTTTGTTCTGCCAGTCTTTATGGCTTATCTTTGTGTTGTTGCTATTCATATGTCAATTGGATTTGATTTATTTAAAAGCGAAATACCTATTATTGAAGGAAGATAGTAATATGATAGAGATGGACATTCTATTTTTAATTTCATTTTTATGTATTTTTTCGTGCATCTTTTTTACAATGGGAAGATTTATCGAAAAGCCTCGCGCGATCAAAGATAGCAAGACAGATATAAAAGAATTGTCAATTATTAAGAGTAATTCAATAGATGTAGATTTTGTAGATGTAGAGTATGAGGAAATTTATCCTGATGGGGTTGTTAATTTTCAAGAATTTAAGAAAAATAAACAAAAAGAAAAGAACGATGCAATTGATTCAGTAATCGGTTACGAGTGGATGTATTCTAAAAGAGATGAAACATACGTGAAAGTTCCTAGAGACATAGCGGACTTTATCAAGTACATCAAGGAAAATATAAATAATGAAAGACGTAACGGATGATCATTCTAGCGAACGTGTACAGCGGTTTTTGATAGGTTCATTATGTAAGGTCTTAATGGTCGCTATTGTTTGTTATAGCGTATCATATGTTATTCTTAATAAAAAGATAGATCCACTAACCATAGAGTCATGTCAGTCTGCGTGTTTGTTTTCTATAGAGATTAAAAATGGAATGCTTGATTTTGGTGTAGTTAGAGAGGTCACACCAAATAGTTGTGTTTGCGGAGTTGAAAAATATGAAGATCTCTGGTTTAGAGACCTAAGATAGACGAATGTAAATTTCATTTTTACAATGTATCCTTATTAAAATGGAGGATAGATGAAATGGTCGCCGCCGAGATCACCGTTTAATTTAATTCAAGAGCATCTATGGCAAGATCCATGGAAAATATTTGTCGCGTGTATATTTTGCAATCTTACTAGAAGGGTAGATGCAGAACCGTATATGTGGAAATTTTTTGAGAAATATCCAGATCCAGTATCTGCATCAAGTGCAGATCCTAGTGAAATAAGAGATATGATAAAGCCGTTAGGGCTATCAGAAAGACGATCTAAGTCTCTTATTAGAATGTCTGATGATTACATCAATAAGGATTGGAGATATAGTCCAGATGTTCTCTATGGGATCGGAAAGTATGGATCTGATGCCTATAGGATATTCTGCTTGGGAGAGTGGAGATCTGTTATGCCGTCTGATCATGCACTTAATGATTATCACGAATTTCTTAAGCGGGTGTTTTATTAGCTTGATAATGTGTGCAGCTCTTAATAAATATAAGATGAGTATCATATGATTATCACAAAAAGAGCACTTAGATCTCTTATATCAGATATTGTATTGAGAGAATCCAAATATTTTGGAATGTCTATTTCAGACGTGCTATCATTTTTAGAAGGGTTTAGAGATAATACGTGGATTTTTTTCGATACAGAGACATTAGGGTTTAATCCAAAATATCAACAATTAACTGAAATAGGAGCTGTTGCTGTAAGCCCGGGAAATTGGAATACTGATCCTAAAATTCTTGGAACATTTAATGAGAAGGTAAAGCTGGAGCCTAAAAGTATTGAAAGACTATCCAAACATAAAGAGATGCCTCCTGAAGAGATAAAAGCTCGCCGCGGGAGGATGACTGCTCCTGAGATTCTTTCAATGACTCGCTATGGAGAAAGAGGGCGTGAGTATTTTGAAGAGCAGGATGTGATCGATGGATTCTTAGATTTCGTGGATTCATTTTCAAATCCCGTACTGGTGGCACAAAATGCATCGTTCGATATGAAGTTTGTAGCTGTTAGATCGGATAGACAACCAGATAGATATCCAGTAATAGATACTATGAGAATAATGCAATTATTTTTAATACCTCTTCTTAGAACACTAAAAGATCAGCATGATGATCAGTCTGCAAGAGAGTTTTTAGAAAAGATTAAAAAGGGAAAATATTATTCTGCCTCTATGGGTGTCGTATCGTCTGCCTATGGAATATCTACGGATGAGTGGCACAATGCTCTTGCAGATGTAAAGATGCTAATGAAATTATTGAGTCATGTTGTTAGAACATTGAGAGAAAATCCTGATATTGATATTAGAGATGAACATGCACGGGCTGCCTCTAGGCAAAAACGCAGGCGATGACTAGCCGTCGAATTTTTGTAATCTTGCTATGCCGTTTGAAACTGTAACATACGTTTGGTGTGTAACCCAATCTCCTGCGTTGATGTATGTCTTTATTTCTTGATCCTCGTTGATCCATATAATAGCTTCGGGTATGTGTGTGTGTCCCATAATAAAAACGTCAATCTTAGGGTGATGTCGTAAAATGTGGATGATGCTTCTTAGTTGGTGTTTTTTAATTTGCTTTTCTGTCCACCATGTCGTGAGATCAAAGTTAAATGTGAATTCCAGAATGCTCTGTATCACAGAGAGAATTTTAACAAATATTCTATTATGAAGAACACCTCTATCATATTCATCACCATGTTCGATTCTAAACTTTCTATCACCGTCTTCAAAATCATATCTTTTTAAAAACGTTACATTGAAGAATTTTTTTCCAACAAGCCCGACAAGGCTTTCATCATGGTTTCCTACAACGTAGATGATATTCTTATCTACATCAATTGCATCAATAATCTCCATACATCTTTCTGTAAAGACGGGAATTTTTATGAAATCAATAATATCTCCAGCCAAAATGAGCTCATCATAAGACTCAGATTTTAGAAATTTTAATAGATCGTTTGATTTATAAAACTTACTACCAATATGCGTGTCAGATATTATGACTCTCTTCATTGAACATTTCTTCCTATATTATTATATTTTATATAGACAGGATGTTTTCCTGGTTTTAATAATAGGAATACAGCTTAGGATCTATTGTTTATAATCAAGTGTAGATGTTGGAGAATATATGAAATCTTATAAACTATCAGATGAAGTCATTGCTCAAATTGCAAAACTAGTCCAGCTAGCAATAATAACTGGAACAGATGTCGTTGACAACCTCAGAACGATTAGAGTAACAGAGTCAGAAAATAATAGTCAAAACTTAGCTTTGACACCCGAGTATAGAGAGGTTGGAGAAAATCAACTTCAAGGTCTTTTAGAAAAAGCTGAGAATCTAGGAAAAAAATAGAATGGGAATCGCTGTCAAGGGAGAATCATTTATTAAAAACAGTGCTGTCGAAGAAGATAATAAATCTTTTTCTGGCTCCAGTGAAGAAGATAATGAAGACAGTCTAAGACATATGTTTGAGTTAAGAGAGTCATTTATGAATTCGCTTATTGAAAAATATCCGAATGATAACCTGGAATGGCCGGTTGATCTATCAAATAAAAATAGTCAGCAATATTGCAGAGATATAGCTCTAAGAGGCGTTGAAGAGATGTTTGAGGCTCTTCAGCATCTTAAAAACTGGAAACCCCATAGATCAACAGAAAATATTGAATTTGACAAAGATGAGTTTTTAGAAGAAATTGTTGATGCATTTAATTACTTTTTCTCTCTTATAATTCTTGCAGGATTTAATTCAACTGATCTTTATGAATCATATCTTAAAAAGGATGAAGTTATTCATGAAAGACTTAGGAACGGATATTAAGCCAGGCTCCTTTTTTCATAAGGAATCTGATAAAGCTTTTACATTTGATTCTATTAAAGCGCTAATCGAGATCATAGAGTCTTTGAACTTTGACAGTCATAGCGGAATAATAAGATTATCCATTTCATCTGGGTATATGGTTTTCAGTAACTGCGATACAGCGTCATTAATAGAGTCAATTAAAAATTATAATAAAAATCAGCAAAGTGATGTTACAATTATTCATGATAAGAATAAATAATGAATTTTGATTTAAAGAGATTATTTGAAAGGCAACAAGATTTTAACAAAATATTTTATGATAGTAGTCTTTCTATAGAAGAAAAAGAAGAGATAACAAAATCTTTATCATTGGCCCTGCATTCTGAGGTTAGCGATCTTATTTCTGGAATTAACTTTAAAGATCATAGAAATATTAAAAAGGAAGTAGACTTAAATAAAATAACATATGAATCAGTTGACGCCTTCAGGTATCTTCTTGCAATTCTGAATTTATGGGATATTTCAAGTGAGACGTTTATGAGTGCATTCGAGGATAAGGATTTGTTTTTACACGCCAGACATAAATCAACACAAAATAAGTGGAATGGTCAGCCAGTTATTATTTTTGACCTAGATGATGTAATTTCAGAGTTTAGATCAGGCTTTATTGACTGGCTAGATGAAAAATATGGTATCAAGGCTGATAAAAATTCATCTGAATATTATACAACGACTGAAGTTAAAAATGCAGGATATAATCCTGAAGAAGTATTTTTAAGATTTATTGATCATAGAGGGCTTAGAGACATTGAAGCTAATAAAGAAATGATAAAGCTAATTAACTCTCTTTCAAATGATGGATTTTGGATTCAAATTTTAACTGCTAGACCTGATGAAAATCCCATTTGTAGGTATGATACATATTTCTGGCTTGAAAAGTTGCAAGTGAATTATCACAGACTTGACTTTAGCGCCGAAAAGTATAGGTGGTTAACTCAGTCTGAATATTTTGATTCTGGATCAGTTGTATGTGCTGTTGATGATTCTCCAAAGCATGCAGGAGAATATGCCAAGCATGGAATTCCTGTTTTACTTCCGAAGCTTTCTTATAATTCAGAAGTGTGGAATATAGAAAATATTCATGTATATGAAGATCCTAAAAATTTAAATGATATGATAAAAACACTTGTATAGCTTGGTATAATATAGAAATAAGGAGAAAAAATGCCAGTTAATTATGATCTCGAACCAATTATTCTTCCCATGGATTTGAAGTTTGGTCAAGATACAAACACAGAATTTTACAATAATCTCAAGGCCTTAAAGGTCGAGTTAGTTGATCATCCTACAAGAGAGCAATCTCTTAATGTCGCCTGGCAATATGTGAAGGCAACATGGGCTGATCATCATGATGAAACAAACCCAGTCGGAACATCTAGAAAAGATCTATCCAAAAATCTGGAAGATGTTTTATCATTCAGGGCACTGCCAACTCCCATGGAATGTCTTAGCTTTACGTTTAAATTAAGTGGATTATCATTTCAAGAAGTGACACATATCATTAGGCATAGAGCAGGATCATTTGCTGCACAATGCACGGGAGACAGAGACCTACGGGACGATCCTGCTGTGATTCCAGAGTCTGTTGAAAATTCTCCAGAATTTTTAGAAAGGTGGAAAAATCTAGTATTGGAATCAAAACAACTATATGCAGACATGACGGATAGCAAAAGTGTATCAATGATGGATGCAAGAATGATCCTTCCTAAGTGTATGACATCATTTTATTTAATGAGAATGAATCTTAAAGATTTGATTGGATTTATAAGGCAACGGCAGGATGTTCAGATTCAACCTGCCGCTGATAATCTTCTTGCAGGCTATATGGCTAGAGAACTTATCAGGGTTCTTCCAGAGGCATCTGTAGCTATTGACTTTAACAAGCCGGATATGCATTATATAAAAACCTTTAGGGTTCAAGAAGGAGGAAAGTGGACTAGCAAGGGAACAAATCTATATTGGCCCGAGCCTAAAAATGATAAGTTTGATTATCATCCTGAGGATACAATTTATCAGTCTACTCGAGAAAAGATCAATGGAACAAACAATCCCGGCGGCTATACAGTATTTGAAACACTATGGGCAAAAATACTTGATGACATTCACAGAATGAGATTTAAATATCAAAATGAAAGATAGATGTTTTTCATAGAATGTGAATAATATGTATCTAAGTGAAGCTATTAAAAGAATACATTAGAGAAATGCTACTCGAAGGTCGAAAGACACAGTCTAAAAGACTGCATTCATTTACCAACATGATAACATCGGATATTATGAGAGTTATTCATGGAAAGGAAACAAGACTTCCTTCGTCTGCCCTAACTAGAGATGATTTTTCTTATGATGTAGGTGGCGACGAGACATCTGAATTTGTTGAAATTGTTGCCGGAAATATTCCACTAAGCATGGATTGGAAGTCACAAGGTTTTTCACATGACATATCTGATGATATAGTTGATACAACTGTCTATATAGTGGTTCAAGTTAATAGGGGCACAGAAGATTTTAATGTGAGCGGGGCTGACAAGGATGTGACGGGAATCCATGACATAGGATTATATGTCTCAGTAGATATTCCTTCAGATTTGAATTTAAGTGAGTACTCTAAGCTAAGAGATGAGGTATCAAATACTGTGAGACATGAGCTAGAGCATATAACGCAGGGTGAGGGATCCGATCAAATGTTTATAGCTCACGGAAGAGATGATGATTATTATGATTTTATAAACTCTCCCAGCTCTGTGGAGGGAGATTTTGCCAAATATCTTTTAGAACCAAAAGAGATTCCATCTCATGTAAGAGGGTACATTCAGAATTCTAAAGATTTGAAAGATTTTAATATGAGAATTTATATATTGTTAAATAGATATCAGGATAAAGGTCTTATAAGCGACTATGAAAAGAATATTATCTTTGATACGTGGAAAGATTGGATGAGAAAAAAAGTTCATCAAAAGAAATTTAATGCATAACATTTTTAAAAATAGAAATACTATTGCATATAATTGATTTATTAACCCGCTCGGAGAAAAAATGAAGGCATATATTGCTAGTTCTTGGTTCACACCTGACGCATTTGAAGAAGTTGAAATGATTAAAAAGACTTTAACAAAGAATGAATTTGGATATTTTTCACCAAAAGATTTTTTTGTCTGTCCCCCAACAGCTGATCTTCAAACACAGAAGGATACGTTCGAAGGAAATGTCAAGCACATCCTTGGAAATGATTTTGTAATCTGTAACACACGTGACAAAGATATGGGAAGCATCTTTGAAGCAGGAGTCGCATACAATTCAAATACGCCGCTAGTGTATTTTTGTGCAGGCCTGCCTGAAGGAGCTACGTTTAATCTCATGCTGGCACAGTCAGGTGTCAAGGTTTGCACATCTTTTGATGATCTCGATGATTATCTATCACGGTGCAAGGAGTCTGGTGAGCTTCTATTTGAACCGTATTATGGAAATATTGAATGACAAAAAGTGGTCTAGTAAAGCTAAAGCTTGAGTATGTCTGGATAGATGGATTCAAGCCATGGGGTCTTAGGTCTAAGGTAAGGGTTCATACTTTACCTGAGTCTGATTTTTTAAAATTAAGAAATGATCTTGATCATAAGGTGTTTCCTGAGTGGGGGTTTGATGGATCATCCACCGGCCAGGCAAGCGGATCTGATTCTGACTGCTTATTGTTACCAGTGAGAGTGGTTCCAGACGCTGTAAGAGGCGATAGCCTGGCATTCGTTGTACTGTGCGAGGTTTTGAATGGAGATGGTAGTCCCCATATTACGAATAATAGAAGTGATTTAGAGAAGATAGACGGGAAAACTCACGAATCAGAATCGTGGTTTGGAATTGAACAGGAATACACGGTTATAAAGAGTGAAAGACCTCTTGGGTTTCCAGAGGGCGGATATCCAAAGCCTCAAGGAATTTACTACTGTAGTGCTGGCGGGGATAGATCATTTGGTCGTGACATATCTGATGATCATATGAATGCGTGTCTATGGGCAGGACTGGATATAACGGGCACAAATGCTGAAGTAATGCCTGGTCAGTGGGAATACCAAATAGGAGGTCCAGGTGTGGGTCCTGTTGATGTATCAGATCAGCTATGGATCTCTAGATGGTTCCTGCTAAAGATATCAGAAGCTTATGGACTAACAGTTACATTTGATCCAAAGCCAATGATGGGCGACTGGAATGGAGCCGGATGTCATACTAACTTTAGCACAGGGAAGATGAGAGCTCCCGGCGGAATAAAATATATAGAGCAGGCATGTAAAAAAATTGGAAACAATATACAGAAACATTTAGATGCATACGGCGATGGATTAGAGCTAAGGCTTACAGGATTGCATGAAACATGCTCGTATAAAGAGTTTAAATGGGGTGTTTCAGATAGAACAGCTAGTATTAGAATACCAAGACATGTGAACAATGATGGATGTGGGTACCTTGAAGATCGTCGTCCCAATTCTAATTGTGACCCATACAATGTCACGCGTATTATTCTTGAAACAGTTTGTCTAGAAGATTAATTTAAAATTCTTAGTATTACTCATTTCGTGTAAATATCACAAAATCGTGGTACACTAGGAATAGGTAATTAATGTCAGATTTTAATAAATTTTCTATTCCCAAACAGTTTGTTGGATTGCATGCACATGATGGTTCAAGTGTATACGATGGGCTAGGTTATCCTAACCAGCATATCGATTTTATCTTGGAGAACGGTATGAATGCATTTGCGTTGACAAATCATGGTAACATGAATTCAGCTGCTCATGCTCACACATATTCTAAAAAATTAAAAAATAAGGGTGTAGACTATCGACACATCTATGGATGTGAATTCTACTTCGTAGATTCATTAAGCGAGTGGAGAGATGACTATGAGGAACATAGAGAAAATGTCAGGCTTAAAAAGATAAATAAGAAGAGTTTAAAAACAGATGATTCTGGCGAAGAAACAGAAGGGCTTATTATTGAGAATGAGTCTGAGTCAAAGTCATCTAAAGGAAAAAGCTATCCCGAGTGGAAGAGAAGGTATCATCTGGTTGTCGTAGCTAAAAACTTTACTGGCCTTCAAAACTTATTCAAGCTCATAAAAAAATCATTTAAATATGGATTTTACAGATTTCCTAGAATAGATTTTAAGATGCTCAAGGAGCATAGTGAAGGGCTTGTTGTATCCACAGCATGTGTTGGCGGAAGGATGTCGGGATTAATTTTTCAACACTTTCCAGATAAGTCATTTGAAGATTTAGCTCCAGAGCTCGTTGATGATCCCGTTATTTTAAACAGCGTCATGAGAAAGCTTGAAAATTCCACAGACAGATTTATTGATGCTGTAGGAAAAGAAAACTTTTTTCTTGAAATTCAATTTAATAGATTTCCCGCGCAGGATCTCACAAATAGATGTCTTCTTCGACTATCTGAAAAAACAGGCATTCCGCTCATAGCCACAGCTGATTCACATTATTGTCATCCAGACTTATGGGAGGCTAGAGAGCTATATAGACTTCTTGGAAGAATGGGTCAAAGAGGTGATGACATGCCAGAGCTTCCTAGTAAAGAAGATTTAAAATGTGAACTCTATCCTAAAAATTCATTCCAAATGTGGGATGCCTTCAAGGATCAGTGGGAAAAATATGACTTCTATAAGGACAGTGAAGAGATTGTTAAGGATGCGATTGAAAGAACTCATGACATAGCGTGGCAGATGTGTGAAGAGGTCTGGTTTGATTCTTCAGCAAAACTTCCAGATTTCAGCACACCAGACGTTAGCGCAATTAATCAGCTTATAAAGCTTGTCAAGAAGAGAATGATTGAGCACGGCTTGCATGAAAATCAAGAGTATATTAGTAGAGTCACAGAAGAGCTCTCTGTGATTAAAGCGCTAGGATTCGAGAACTACTTTTTGACTCTAACAAAGGTGTTTGAAAAGGCGGGAAATAGAACACTATTGGGCCCTGGAAGAGGATCAGGAAGCGGTAGCCTTGTGAATTATATTTTGGGTATCACGCACATAGATCCTCTTGAATATGGCCTACTATTTGAGAGATTTTTAGGTCTTCATAAGGTTGCATGGCCAGATATAGATTCCGATGTAGCGGATAGAGATGTTCTTATTGATGTTTCTAGGGAGCTTTTTGGAGAGGATTCTGTAATTCCAGTTTCAAACTTTAATACATTGAAACTAAAGTCTCTTATAAAGGATGTCTCTAAGTTCTATGGTATTCCCTTTGATGAGGTGAACGCAATGACAAATCCTCTTGAAAGAGAGGTCCAGCCTCTCGCAATGGGAGACCATGAGGAAAAGTCGACATATATTTTGACAAATGAAGATTGTGAAAAATATAGTGAATCGTACAGGGAGTTTATGAAAAAATATCCCAAAGTACAGGAGCATGTTAAAAATCTATTCATGGAGATTAGAAGTATTGGAAGACATGCAGGTGGCGTGCTGGTGTGCCCAAATCTTGAAGACAACATGCCTGTCATCAAGGTGAGAGGTGATCTACAAACACCGTGGTCAGAGGGCATGAACTTTAGACATCTTGAAGAGAATGGATTTCTTAAGTTTGATTTTCTCGGACTTGCTACCCTGAAGATGGTTGAGGACACAATAAGACTAATTCTTAGAAGCCAGGGAGTTGAAAATCCTAATTTTAATCAAATCAATAAATTTTTTGATGAGAATTTAAGCAGCAGATATCACAAGCTAGATGATCAAAAGGTCTGGGAGTATATCTATCATGCAGGTAGATTTGTTCAAATTTTTCAATTTACCAACACCGGCGCTAGAAAGTTTTGCATAGCTGCCAAGCCTAGATGTATTGAAGATCTGTCTGCTATCACAGCGATTTATAGACCAGGCCCACTCACAGCTAATGTTCACAGGAAGTATGTAAAGGTGGGCCAAAATCTTAATCTTATTAAATATGATCATCCAGTACTAGAGGAGATTCTTTCAGAAAGTAGAGGATTTGTTATATATCAGGAACAGTTTATGCTTATAGCACAGAAGCTATCCGGATTCGACAAGGGTGCTTCTGACAAGATGAGAAAAACACTTGTTAAGAAGTCTCTTGACCAGAATGATAAGAAGGTAGGGGAGCGCATTAAACTTAGAAAGGACTTTATTGATGGAGCAGTAACCGTCAGCAACATGGATAGAGAAAAAGCAACATCTCTTTATGAGACAATTGAGGCTTTTTCTGGGTATGGTTTCAATAAGAGTCACGCAGTAGCGTATGCTATAGATTCTTATTATTCTGCATGGATGCATACACATTATGAAAAGGAGTGGCTAGCTACCTGTCTTCAGACGTGGAACGGCTCTCCAAAATTTGGAAAAATTATTTCTGAAATTAAATCAATTGGGTATAAAATTCTTCAGGCAGATATTAATACATCTTCTGATGTGTGGGTATTTTCTGAAGAAAGGGGCGGGTTTGTTCCGCCGTTAACAGCTATCAAGGGTGTGGGATCTGCTGCTGTGCAAGAAATTTTAGATCGGAGGCCATTCAAAGACATCGATCAGCTGCTGTTTACAGAGGACGGAAAGTGGAAGCCATCTAAGATGAATAAAACTTGTTTTGATTCTCTATGTAAGGTAGAGGCTTTTGGATCTTTAGAAGAGATGACGAATGGTACGATTAAAAATCACAGACAGCTTCACGAAATTATAGTTGGAAACTATGACCTTCTCAAGAAGGGCCGCCATGGAATCACAAAGACAGCTGCAAAAAAACTAATGAAAGAAACAGGAGCAGTTCCAGACTTCATACCTGAAAAGATAAGGGAGTCTTATGATTTACCTGACTGGCAAAGATCGTCTAAGATATCATTTGGGGTTGACTTGATGTCAGGAGTAGATTCAGAGATAATATTCCCGTCATCAATAATGAAAAAGATAAATGCTGCTCAAGTCAAACCTGTAAGTTCTCTTAAGGGAAATGAAAAAGGAATAGCTTGGTTTTGCATAGAGGAGATTATAGAAAAAAAGACCAAGAACGGAAAGACATTTTATAGACTGAGGGTTTGTGACGATAATTCTAGTAGTAAGTGGGTTCGTGTCTGGAGTAAGTTTAATCAAATTCCAGAGCTGTATACAATATGGCTGGCAGAGATATCCTCTAATGAAACATGGGGATACTCAACTTCTACATATAAGATGAAAAAGATAGATGTTTAAATGCTAACATTTCCAACGCAAAATTTATTTATCGAAGGATCAGATTGTGCAGGAAAGACAACTCTGATTAGGAAGATTCATGATATCACGGGCTATAGACGGCATATTCATGACAGATCACAGATCTCAAGAAAAATATTTGCAGATCTTTATCAAAGAAATCTAGATAACCTAGAGTCTGATTTTCATCTTGAGATATCAAATCTCAATAATAGGTTTGTATTTTTATATCCAGATTTTGAAACTGTTAAGGATAGATTTTTAAAAAGGGGTGATGAAATTCACAAAGATATTTCATCAATAAAGAGAGTCTATGATGAGTTTTTAGATGCATATATTTTTTTATCACAGTTTCCAAATATTTCCGGATATGGTGGTGATGATACAGGTGAAATAGCGGGCAAGCTGTCTGCATATCTAGATATCGTTGAAAGGTGCATGCTAAAAGAAGTCTCTGATCAAGTATCAGAATTTGTAAAAAATATCTCTAATGAGTCTTATCCGCTTTCATTCACACTTTATGATGATGGAAAGTTTGAAGAGTCTACAGAGTCTTCTATGTCCTATGGGCCAGAAAAAGAATATTATTTCATGATTCATGATAGTCTCATCCATAAAATTGAGATGGAGCTCTCTGGAGAAAATGAGTATAATAGAGTGGAGGGTTTTGAATCCAGAAGGTTCGTATTCGCAGATAAATCATGTATATCTTTTATACAGGTAGCAGTAAGAAATAATATAATGGACTTTAATGTTGTTTTAAGATCAACAGATGTTGCAACGACATTTCCACATGATTTAAAATTTTTATACTATTTGGCATCAAAATGCTGGAAAGTAATTGGAATAGGATGTATTAAGTGTAGATTAAGATTTAATTTAAACTCTGCACACATTATTGGTTAAAATGATAGAGGATGGTGTTTTATGAATAAAAGAGCTTTGGTCACTGGGGGTTGTGGATTTATTGGTTCTAACCTATCAAAATCGCTTGTTAGTGATGGATGGGTAGTTGATATAGTAGATGACATGTCTAATGGTCATCTTGAGCTATTAGAAGGTCTCAAGTTGAGAGTTATACCTGCAGATTTATTGCCCGCATTTTATGAAAAGACAAATAGGAGTGTTGATGATGTTCACGTCATTCAGGGAGATTTTTCTCATCCCAATGTGCTAGGCAATATCATTAATCAAAGATACAATGTAATCTTTCATCAAGCTGCTGTTCCTCGTGTGTCTTATTCTGTTGAAAATCCATCTATTACGACTGATGTGAATATTTCATCGACAGTTCGATTATTTGAAGCATGTAGATCAAGTGTTGATAGGGTTGTTTGGGCATCTTCGTCTTCTGTCTATGGGGGCGCTGATACTCTCCCTACTCCTGAAACAAGCCCTAAGAATCCAAAGTCACCATACGCGTGGCAAAAAAGTTCAATTGAAGATCTTGCAGAAATGTTTTATAATTTATATGATTTGGATATTGTATGTCTAAGATATTTTAATGTTTTTGGTCCAGGCCAGTACGGAGACTCACCATATTCAACAGCTGTTTCTTCATGGTGCCATAGAACAAAAGACATGAAGCCGCTTAGATCTGACGGCGACGGCACTCAATCGCGTGATTTATGCTACGTTGATAACGTTGTTCATGCAAATATTCTTGCCGCTTCATCAGATCGTGTATTTGGTGGGAGATGTTATAATATTGCATGCGGAGATAGAACAACAAATAACGAAATACTTGAATATTTTAAAAGTAAATTTTCACATACAGTTATACAGCATGCAGAGTGGAGATCAGGTGATGTGATGCATACAAAGGCTGATATTACAAGAGCGAGAGAGGAGCTCGGATATGAACCTCTAGTTAGATTCTGGGACGGTATTGAGAAAACAATTGAATGGTGGGAACTTGAAGATGGAGCATGACGATATCAAGACAGCATGGGTTTCTAGGGGATGGAATATCAATAAAAAGCCGTGGGGCCGTGAGCATAGCTGGTCTTCATTTACGGCAGGGCATGGCAAGCTTCTTTTTATCGAACAGGGACACAGAACAAGTTTAAAATTCAATCCACAGAAATGTGAATCTTTAATAGTGATATCTGGAAGTATAGATGTAACTTATGGCGATGAGTTATCGCTAGATTTTCCAGAATCTCACCCATTAAAGACAGAAAGATTAGGTGTAGGTGATAGTCTCAATGTTCAGTCTAGGTGCCCATATAGAATATCAGCTATAGAAAACTCTAGAGTAGTAGAGATTGGAAATTTTTTAAATGATATTCCATTTAGAATAAAGGATGACTATGGAAGAGGTGATGAGAAGAGCTCCTGAATTTATAATTTTTACAGGCCCAATGTTTGGATCAAAAACTACGCGACTACTTGCTCACATAGATAGGTTCAAATATCAGAATAGAAGTGTTGCTGCGTTCAAGCCAAGACTAGATGATAGATATTCTAAGGGAGAAATTTGCACACATAGTGGTGGAACAATTGAGGCAAAAGTTGTTGGAACTGGATTAGATATATTGGAGAATGTTCACAGTGACGTCGATGTTGTTGCTGTAGATGAGGCTTTTATGATAGACGGTGTTTCAGATGCTCTATTGAAGCTATTTAGAATGGGAAAGACGATACTTGTATCATCTTTGCAATTATCTGCTAGTGGTAATGTCTTTGAAGAAGTTCGTGACATGATGCCTTGGGCCACAAAGATTGAAGTTTGTCCTGCTGTCTGTACAGTTACTGGGCTAGATGCCTTTTATACACACAAAAAATTTGACGATCTAAATGAAATATCTATTGGTGGATCAGAACTTTATGAACCGAGATGCTGGTTTCATCATAGCTTTATGAATCAGTCCGAGGATAGCTAAATGATCGAGCCAACCAGTGTCGACCTTATAATTTATCATGCAGATTGTTCTGATGGGTTTGGAGCTGCATATTCAGCATGGAAGTGTTTGGGGAAAAAAGCTGAATACTATCCTGCTAAGCACGGATCTCTACCACCAGACGTTACGGGTAAAACTGTTGCAATTCTTGATTTTTCATATGATAATACTACGATAAAGAATATGACTGAAGAGGCAGATGGCTTGATAGTGATTGATCATCATAAGTCCGCCATGATTGAGCTTCATGATATTTCTAATACTCATTTTGATATGACTAAGAGTGGCGCGATGCTAGCATGGGAATTTTTTCATCCTGGAAAAGAGCCCCCTAAGTTTATTCGGTATATCGAAGATAGGGATCTTTGGAAGTGGGAACTTGAGTATTCAAAAGAGTTTTCTGCTGCGTTTGATATGGTCCCATTTGAATTTGAAGAATTTTTAAAGTTTGAGGATGACTCTGTTTTTGATGATGCAGTCAAGCGGGGATCATATATTTTGGCATACTCTAAGACTGTTGTTAAAAAAGTATGTGAAAAGGCGAAGCCTAGAAAGTTCAAGGGCATGGATGTTTTAGTTGTTAACTCATCTCACTGGATGTCTGAGATTGGAGCTAGACTTTCTCCAGATTGCGATTTTGCAGTGATATGGTATTATGATCATGAAAATAGAAATATAAAAGTCAGCCTGAGATCATTTCATGATTCAATTGATGTTTGTGAAATAGCTAAGGAATTTGGGGGAGGCGGCCATAAAAAGGCTGCAGGATTCTCTCTATCAGGAGAAACTATAGTTGATGATCTATTTGATGTAGTTGATGAGCCGATAGTTGATACAACACCTGCAAGAGAGGCACTCAAGGAGATTCGACAGTCCCTAGAAGAAAAAGGAGATGTCGACAAGGAAGAGGCAGTCGATCAGATGGAGGCAATATTAGATGAGCTTGAGACAGACACAAAAGAAGATCAAGGACAAGAAGAGACAGATGACAGCGAGACTCAGCAAGCTGATGATAAAGAATCCTAATTGTTATGAGAGAGTTTTTTAATGTCGTATCAGGCGTTTGCAAAGCCAATAATGTCTTTTTTATCAGGAATAGATAATCCCAGAATTCTAGAGATAGGTGTGGATAAAGGTCAAACTTCAATACCTTTGATTCACAACTTAACATTAGAGTGTAACAGATTTCTATACGAGGGAATTGATCTAGTTATTCAAGACTCTGTTATACAGTCTCTTACAGCAATGCTCAATGTAAGTGTTAATCAGCTGGAAGATAGTCCTAATGTAAATCTGATAAAAGGAAATAGCTTATCCCTTTTACAAGTGCTAATAGAGGAGAATTTAAAATATGATCTAGTTCTTGTAGATGGTGATCACAATTATCACACAGTCTCCAAAGAATTAGAAATGATTCAAGACTTATGTCACCCAACATCTCTAATTATTTGTGATGATTATTTTGGAAAGTGGGAAAAAAAAGATCTATACTATAGCGAGTACGAGCACTATTCAGATGTATCAGACACAACACCTAGAAAGAATACAAAAAAACAAGGTGTAAGAAGTGCAGTAGATGATTTTGTGAAAAATTCAGACAGTAGATGGTCTTGCTATTCTATGCTGGTTGGCGATGGTGATCAGGAAATCAAAGGCGCCGATTTCTGCATCTTACATCAGAAAAATTTTATAAAACTTACATGTGAACCAGGTGCGAATTACATGTATGAGACAAAATTAAAGATGGAGATTAATGGGAGCTTTTCACATAGATTTATAGATTCACCGCTTAGGAGTATGTGAATAATGAGGCCTGAATGGGATGAAATCTGGATGCAGTTTGCACAGTCAATATCGCGAAGATCTTATGATCCTCGTCACCAAGTTGGAGCTATTGTTGTAACAGGTGATAACACACAGATTTTGGCAGTAGGATATAATGGAAATCATTCTGGAGGACCCAATGAGGTTGAATCATATGTTCCCGGTGAATCTGGAATGCTACATGCAGAAATTAATGCGCTGTTAAAGATGGACTATAACAACCCTAAGAGAAAAATACTTTATGTTACTCTTTCACCATGTAGAATGTGTGCAAAAGCCATTATAAATTCTGGAATTAGTGAAGTTGTCTATAATGAAGAATATAGAGACAGGTCAGGAGTAGATCTACTTTTAGAGTCTGAAGTCATTGTTAGAAAATATTAGTTAATCTACATCATATTTAATTTACGATAGAGAGATTTATGCCTGTATACCAGAGAGATGACAAAAAGATTCACTTCATTCATATTCCTAAGACAGCAGGAATGTCTGTAAGAAAGCTGCTTGAATCTAACGGGTGGAATAGAATTAATGAGCCTCGGGAGTTTTGTCCAGGAGTTTCAGGCCACGGTCACGCACCTTATAAGTTTTGGAGTCTGTGGGACGAGACTAAAAACGTAGATTTTGAATTTTCTATTGTTAGAAATCCAATGTCTAGAGTAGTTTCACATTTACAAATGACAATTCTTCATCAATTTGATCGAGCTGCTCAAGAATTGTTAAGCCTGGGTGCTTCAATTGACCCTGAGGATTTTATTAGTTTTTTTGAAAAAATAGGCATTCATGACATTCGAGACATGCCAGAGGATCAGGTTTTAGATAAGATTGGAAGCATTTTTACATCTAGCTGGAGTGACTCCAACCTTATTGCAAAGATAAATTACGGGTATGTGTGGCTAGAAGAAAACCTTAATAAAGAGTTAGAGATGTCATCGTGGCCAGAATTGATAGACTTATATTTGAAAGACTGGATTAGAGAGGTGGGTGACGACTTTGAAACAATCGGTGCAGTTCCATGCCCGATGCACCTATATAATTCTGATAATACGAATGTCTATAGGCTTGAAACAGATATAAAGAAAATGATATCTGACCTAAAGGATCTAAAAATCATTCATCTGCTTGATACTATGCCCAAAATAAATAAAAATTATCATAATTTTACTCCAGGTAGAGAGTCTTCATGGGAAGACTTTCCAAATATCAAAGAAAGATTTTTTAATTTATATGATAAGGATTTTGAACTATTTGAATATGATAGGTCTACCTCCTTTCCTGAGGTCAGATAATGAAAGTTTTTTCTGCAGAAGATATGATTAAGATTATTGAAGGAATTCAACACGAAAACCTTGATGTTTCTATAGGAAAAGGTGATGAAAAAAGAATAATTATAAAGCCTGGCCTTAAGATAAGACATAAAGAATCTAAATTGGTCTATACAGTGATAGCAATTTTATCTAATGATGGTGAATCTAATTTTAAGATTTTGTGCTTTAGGCCCGGTAAAAGAATACTTATACCTAGTGAAGAATTTAAAGATTATGAGAGGCATTAATGTCAAGTTTTACGAATAAAGACCTTAAAGAAACAATAAGAAATTCTCTTCATTTAAATGAAGAAGATATTTTAAAAGAATCTTATGTAGCACAACTCAAGCAATTTAATCTTCCTACAGAGCTTTTGAGTGCAGCAAATAAGGCAAATCACATAGAGCTCTATGAAAACTATGTAAAGGAATTCAATAGAATAAGTGCAGAGCTAGATACAGTAGATAGAGAAGCATCTAGTTCAAATCACTCTCGGTATAGATCTTTAAAGATAGATGAAACGTTTAACATGAATGCAATCTATTTGCATGAATTATATTTTTCCAATATTAGCGATCTTCATAGTGAAATTTCTATGGATTCAATTTCATATATGAGACTAGCAAGAGATTTTGGAACATTCGATGAGTGGCAGGAAGACTTTATAGCGTGTTGCATGGCATCTAGATGCGGCTGGGCGATAACATATTTTAATGTTTATCTACAGTCATATATGAATTGTGCAATTGATCTTCATAGTCTTAATGTTCCTTTTGGATCCTACCCAGTAATAGTTATGGACATGTGGCAACATGCATACTATAGAGATTATTTACGTGATGTAAAGACATATACGTTTGCAATGATGAAACAGCTTAACTGGAATGTCATTGGAGAGAGATTTAAAAAGGCAGAAGCCATACAATCTGTTTTGAGGTCATAAATGAATAATGTAAACAGGCACATGATTAGAAGAATTATACTTGAGGAAGTCGAGGAGCTATTTGTAGCGTCTGATGCTGAAGAAGTTACAAGGCTATCAAAAGATTCTGCTGATGATCAAATAGACGCTTTTATTCTTAAGTTTGAAAAGGATTCAATTGAAGAAGAGGAAGGTGAAGATCTTCTTGAATCATTAAGAAATCTCTCACTAAGGGGAATTTTAAATGAACAGCCATCACCAGATGATCTTCCAGAGCCAGAAGATCTTGCCGCGCCGCCCGAAGAACCTGCTCCTGAAGCAGAGGAAGAAGTAGAAGTAGAGGATCCGGCTGGGAGTGAGGATGTGACAGTTACAGATGCAGAAGAACTTCCAAAGCCACCGCTTAACATAGACGAATTTACAAAAAGAGTTGCAAGACTCGCAATGAACTATGAAACTCTACTAGATATAAAAACAATTATAGTTAACAGGGCGATGAACTTTTTGGCAGATAACTACGACAAGGCACATGTCGATGAAATGAAAGAAATATTAGATTCTCAATTTGATTTTGATCTAGACGGATCAAAAGATATTCCAGAGCCTCCATACGCTGTTGGAGCATATGCCGGAGGAACAGGACAGATGGGTGGCGGCGGCGGTGTATAGTGCCTAAAAAAACATATAAAGATTTTGAGACAAAAAAGACAATTCACTTTAACATAACTCGTGAAGCTCATTCGAATCTTAGGATAATATGTTTTAAAAAAAGGGTATCTATGCAAGAAGTCTTTGAAGAAATATCTCAAAGAATAGCTGCAGAATCTCCAGATATGATGGATTTAATAAATGACCTTTCACAAAGAAAAAGAGATGGTATAATTAAAAAGTTATCCAAGTCCGATGTCGAGTCATTGTTTAATGTTATAGAAAAAGAAAATCCACTGGCAGAATAAGATGAAAAAATTTCTAAAGATTTTTGGTTTTAAAAATAAAAAGCTGTCACGTATTGAAAATAGAATCGCTGACATAGAGGTTCAGCTAAATGAATCCCTTTTAATTATTTCCAAACAAGCAGAGATGATAGCTATACTTGCTAAAATACAGGGTGATCTTGTTTCATATATCCACGATAATGAAATCATAAATGATAAAAATAAAAAATTATCTTCAGGAATAATTCTTCTAGAGACAGTTGATGATGACGGTTTTATAAATTAAGAATACTTATAGTTGACTTTTACATGGAGACTGTATGAAAGCTGGAATCATAGATAGAATTTTAGGAAAGATTATTTCTAGAAAATTCACAGTATTCTTAACTGCAACAGGTTTGATGATATTTTCTGATCTAACATCAGACACATGGGGCATGATAGCCATAGTATATATAGGAAGCCAAGGCGTCATAGATGCAGCTTTATCATGGAAGCATGGTCCGGGTCAGTAGTTAAATGACTTGGCTTGGTTTTAAATTATGTGCAAAAAAGTTCTGGCTTTGGTGCAAGAAAAATTGGAAGTTTTTCATCGGTCTAATGATTCCAATTGTTTTATCAATCATAGCGAGAAAGCAAATTAATCCTCAAAAGCTTTTAGATAAGATTAAAGATGATCATGAAAAAGAAGTTGATATATTAAATCGTTCTCATCAAAAAGAGATAGAAGATAGAGAGAAGGCTAAAAAAAGATATGATAGTGCTATCAAAGAACTAGAAGAAAAGTATAAAGATGCAGAGCATGAGCTTGATAAGAAAAAGAAAAAAGAAGTTGAAAAAGTTTTAAAGAATCACTCCTCTGACCCAGATGAAATCACTAGAAGAATATCAGAAATAACAGGGTTCGAAATACACATTTCATAAACTATCAAATATATCTGTGTATGATTGATCTTGAAAGGATGTGAAAATGAAAAATCCAATATTGCATTATTTTACAATTGTTTGTTTTTTAACAAACATATTAATCATTCCTTCTACTGCACATGCTGACGAACAGGTCGCAACAGTTATAGAAGGACAGGCAGCACCGTTTAATGGGACACTATTTAGTACGGAGGCGGCAGCTAGACTTCTATCTGATCTGACATTTTCAGAAGAGGCCTGTCAAATAAAACTTGAGCAATCAAATGAAGAACAGCAGGCTCAATGTCAATTACAGCTAGATATACTACAAGCCTCTAAAGATGCCATACAGATGAGGTATGAAGAAACGATTGTAGTTAGAAATGATCACATACAATATTTAGAAAAACAGCTGACGAAGCCAAAGATTCCCCAGGAGCTTTCATTTGTCCTGGGTGTCGTCGCGGGAATAGGTCTCACTCTTGGAGCAACATTTGCAATGAGTGAGATTGTAAAATCAACAAATTGATCATAAGCAAGATATTTATCATTGAGGAGCTATTATGAAGGTCGTCGTTGATAGAGTTGCACTTAAAAATGTTATTCAAAAATTAGTTTCAGAAGATAGAAGTATTCACACAACAAGAATAGATGTGATTGCCGGAAACTCTGAAGATGTTGAAATGTCTGATGAGAATGAAGATCAGCCAATTCATCCAAATCCACAAATGGCGACACAGCTTTCTGTAGACAGGCCACCCGTAGAGGACCCTGATTTCGTACCGGGAACAATTGAAGAGCTATCTAGATCCGCATCAGTTTTAGCAATGGAGGTGCCCGATGATCAAATAGACTTTTTCTATAGAAGCCTTCATGAATTACTAGATAGAGCTTTAGATGAACATGATAAAAAGAAGTATGACATATCAGAAAACTTTATTAGATCAAGAATAAAGAGAGTATTAAAAGAAGTAGAAGAGATGACAGACGAAGATGAGGAAAGAATCTTTTCTTCTATAGCAAATACTGATCCTATAGATACAGTTCTTAACTCGATGAGAGAGTTTGAAGATAGAATCTTCAAAGCTAGAAAAGAAGCAGTCTTCAGTGTCAGCCCTGATGTCTTAGATCATATAGACGAACTTTATGACTGGATGTTCTATCCCAAAGACAGTGAGCAATTTATGCTTCCTCAAAAAGTTCTTAAAATAATTGAAAGACCAGAAGTCAAGGGAGCTTTTAGAGATGCACTAAAAGCCACTAATATGAGTGAAGAGGAGCTTAAGCGAGAAATTATAAGAAGATATCGAGCCCTCCAGCCTGCACCTGAAAAATCTCTACAAGAAACTCCAAGTGTTGCAGCTGAGATGTATTCAAACGTTCAAGCAGATAAGATAATGAAAAGTGTGGAGGGAGATGCTGATAAATTTATTTCAAAATTTGATGATCTCATAAGAGCCACAAAAGAATCTAATATGTCTACAATAACAGTTAAGTTTGCTGAGAGGACTGGAGAGCCTCCATTAAAGATAGATATTCCGATAGACATGTATATATCTGCTCTTGAAAGTGTAAGAGAAGAAAGGGCAAGTGAGTTTCAAAAGGCCAGGGAAAAAGAGGAGGAAGTAGAGGTAGAACCAGAAGTTGATGTAAAGCTTCTTCAAAAACAGGCTAGAGAGAGAGAAAAGACTGAAAGGCAACAGCTCGCTGATGAGCTTGGAACGACATATGGTGCGCTCACAAATATCGAACAAGATATGGCAGTAGCGTTAGGTCCCAGAATAGCTGGTGCAAAAATGAGAGCACCCAGAAGAGCAGATCCAGATAAGCTTGGAATGTTAAAGAAGATATACGTCGCTATCTTTGATAAATTAAGTAGTGAGATATCTAGAGAGGTCGTAGCTCCCAAATTCGCTGAGATGCACAACCTAACAGGAAAACTATCACCAGAAGAGAGAAAGATAATAAATCAGACAGCATCTGAGATCACGTCGGAAATCTTTGGATTTGATAAGGAAAATCTTTCTTTTACAAACAAAGATGCTGCAGAGATAGCAAGACAGTTTGTAACAGATTTTGTTAAGCAGCTCGATAAAGATTTAACGGGACCATTCTTTGATGCGCTTCCTGATTACGCTGATTTTAAAACAGGAGATATGGAGTTTGAAGCAAGAACAGATTTTACACCGAAGGACCTTAGAGAGACTAGAAGCACTGCTAAAAATATTGCATATTTGATAAGAAACATATTTAATGTAGGCTATGAATTAGAAGCCATGTCACAAAAACTTAAAATGGATGCCAGACAGGCGGGTCGATCAGGTGATTCAAAAGCAAGTAAAAGACTGAGAATGGAGGCAGAAGAATATGAAAATGAATCATCGAAATATATGACCAGGCCTCTTGAAATACTTGCCGCGCTCAAAGAGACAGAGGTGTCTCCGAAGGTATTAAGGAAGTATATTTCACCAATGGAAGCGATAGTGAATAGCCTATATTCAGCAACGGAAGAGGCACAATAGTGGAAAAACCTCTTTTAAGCTATATTGATAAAAGATTTATTCAAGAAGGATCTGATAACATCAGCTCACTTAGGAGAATTTTTGGAACTGACACAACAATTCCAAGTGATAGTCTTCCAGTTGAAGCAGAGACATCTCTGTGGGAAACACTTGAAGATCCTGAGCGTCTTATTCGTACCTATGTTTTTCAAGAATTTAGAATGCTGAAGTATTTTATAGATGAGCTTCTGATATTTCAAGAGGAGATTCAGCATCATGCGCTCGTTACGGTTGATCATTTGAGTGTAACAGTTGAGACATACACTCGAGATCTAAACGCGGTATCATATCAAGACATAAAGCTCACAAAGTTTTGTGATGAAATTTATGGTGATACGAGATATTTTATGGAGGAAGATAGTGAATAATTCTGAATCAGATAGTCAGATCATGATGAGTGACTCTCTCATAGGTGAGGTAGACATGTCTCAGTTTTATCAGGATTCAGATTTAAAATCTGATCTATTGATAACGATGTGGGTTGGAGGAATTATAATAACTCAGCCAATTACATCTATAAGAATTTCAAAAAAAAGAATGAATGCTAGATTTTATTGCGAACCCGCACAGGCATTTCAAATAATATTAAACGAAGAAGTAGATTCTGTTCAGGTATGTCAGTCATCAGGAAATACATCATTAGATTTATCAGCTTGTGAAATTTTGTCCAAGTCAATTTCTATTTCAAGTTCTGATTTTTATGAATGTAGATTGGTTGTTAAGTTGGCATCATGATATTTAATTTTATGGAGAAGTAACAATGGAAGAGAAAAATTTTTCATTTGATAAGTTTATCAATGATATCTGTAAAAGAGAAGAAGACGGAAGACAAAGAGTCTTAGAGCATCAACAGGGTCAGGAAGATCTACCACAGAGAAAGTATAATAAGTTATACAGAGAGCTATGGCAAAATTCAGTGAGGTTCGTAAAGAGAGATGAGTAAGATAAAGCTTAAGTCAGAAGACGACATTTTAACATTTCTAAAGATTCTAGCAGAGGAAAGTGTTTTAGAGGCACAAAAGTATCTTGATCCCAAGCAGGAATATTTTATCAATATGATGAAAAGTGATACAAGCGTGTATGGCGGGCTTAATGAGGTAGAAGCAGGTGAGGATTCGCCAGAAGATATTGAGGTAGAGGCAGAGGAAGAGATAGATGTCGAAGAGCCTGTATCGGATGAGCCACTGGACGTAGAAGAGCTAGAGGCTGAAACCCCTGAGGAACACCTGGAAGTGTCACTAGATAGCATTACAGACAGCATAAAGCAGCTTAGAAGCGGTAGGTCTGTTGATGATAGCCAGATTAAAATGCAAATCAGAACATATTATGACAGGCTGTCAGAAATAGAAAGACAGGCACTTCTAACATTCTTAAAATCATTTTCAGGCATTTTAACTGGTGCATTTGATGGATCTGAGGCACCTGATCCAAGCGAGCCACCGTCTAATATCACTATGTCATTAGGTGGATCTGGAGAAGCTAGTGATGTTGAAGCAGAAGAGGAAGTCCTGGATGAGCCAGAAGGGATTGATGTAGAAGAGGAAGAAGAAGAAGAGATCGAAGACACATCTCCCCCAATTAGGGCTGGTGCACCCGCAGCCATGGCAGAGATGAGAGAAAGAGTTAGAAACTTGATGAACCTATAGTTTTCCTGTATTATTCTTTTGTATATGGTATAATTTAGATATGGAAAAAAGAATAATTAAATTACCATTAGGCGGAGAATTAGAGGTTGATTTTTCTCTAGACTTTGAATCAATCATCAAAAAGAACTTTGACCTTAAAGATAATGAAGACATTAGCGATGATCACATAAGAATGTTTATTTATGGAAGCACAAGGTCAGCAGTAGAAAAGGCTGAAATAGATCTTGAAGATAATACTTTCTTTCAAGATCAAAATTCAAAAAGTTAGCTAGATGAATTCATATTTATATTCGCTCGGAGTTAAAAATGAATTCGGAATCTTTTTTAAGAATTCTTATAAGAGAGATAAATCATACTCGAAAGGTGCTGCCTGAGTATGGTTCTCAGGAACACCTTGAAGAGCTAGATAGAATTTTAGATGATATTCAAAATCTAAAACAGACGCTAAAGAAGGGCCCTAATAGACACAAGAATAGAAAAGAAGTGAATCAGCTTCAAAGTGCTGTCCAGGCTCTTAGGTTTCTTAGAAGAAGAGCTCATAAAGAAGGTATAAAGAGTGGCCTTATTAAGGAGCATCTTTATTCTAAGTTTCATTTATTTGAAGGCGGTCTCAAAGCTCCGCACTTAACAGGTCACGTGAACCTTAATCAAGAGACAGTTGCTGCTGCCATAGATGTCTATAAAAAAGTAATGGAAATGTGGAATGAACATCTTAGTTCAGATAACATGAAGAACGTTAGTGTAATAGGGCCAGTAGGGTCTTCTGCATATTATCTTAAGGATGAACCAGGAACTGAATATGGAGATGTGGATTTTCTTGTTTCCTTTCCAGTAAAAACTGATGATACAATGGGACCTGCAGATATTAGAAAAGCAGAAAATGAAGCGAAAAGAAATTATGAAAATTCACTTAGAGATTTTCTAAACACTTCAGTTGACGTTGAAGATTATGTCAATACAGCTGCTTCAAATAAGGGATCACCGTTCTTATTGATCGTGCGGCTACCTAGCGGGGACCATGTTCAGGTGGATACAATCGTAACATACCCACAATACTCTGATCCCGGGGAAGAAGAAGAGTCTCAGTGGATGCCGTATAGATGGATTCCTGAACAAGGGTTCAAAGGATATACTATAGGAAATCTCTATATGGCACTGGGAAATTATTTTAATATGTCAATAGGTGATAGAGGAGTTACTGCTCGTGTGGTAGGTGATCAAAGAGTTTCATCTCGAAAGACTAGTGCTGATCTTGTGATGATAAGCAAGAATATTCGAACATTTCTTAGAGACATAGCTAGAGAAGTTGCAGGAGAAGACATCGCAGAAGATGATCTATTATTAAGATACCCTGGAGTAAATCCAGATAATATTAAAATAAGTGACCTTGCTAATGGAATAAAAGGTCTTGCACTAACATTGGGTAATTTAGAAATTATAAATTCTCCTAAAGTAATGCTAGATTCTGTATTTGAATCATACAAGGAGGGTCTTCAAAGAAATGTTAAAAGTAAGCTTTCGAAAGGTCTTGATAAAGAAAGTCATAACAAGCTTTTAAATTTAAATGATAAAGTTTTAGGCATAGTAAAATCAGTATTTGAGTCGTAATATAAACAATGGATTTTTTCACATCAGATCTACATTTTGGTCATTTTAATGTAATTAAGTGGTGCAATAGACCTTTTTCATCTGTTGATGAGATGAATGAGGAACTTATAAAAAGATGGAATGAGACCGTAAAAGATACAGACACAGTGTATGTTGTTGGGGATATGTGTCTATGTAGATCTAATATCGCGGAAACCTATGTTAAAAGATTGAATGGGTATAAGATATTAATAAAGGGAAATCATGATCGAGGAGAAAAAACAATGCTCAAAATGGGATTCGATGAATTTCATAAAAAACTTACGTATGAGATGCCAGACGGAAGAAGAGCATTGATTCAGCATAGGCCCGTTTCCAAATGTCTAATAGGGGATCATGATCTTTTAATTCATGGTCACATACACATAACAGAGAATTTTAAAGATAGAGTTAATGTTAGCTGTGATATGTGGGATTTTAAACCCGTTTCTATAGAAGAGATTACGATCTTAGGCCTTGATAAAATTAATGACATTGATGCAGTAGACATTTCTTTTGACGGCAATAGAGTTATTATAAATGCAGATATCACAACTGAAAATTTTTCTGGTGTGGTAGATCATATTTATACTCAGATAATTGATATCTGGCCTGGAGGCAAAAAGTGAAGATAGGAATTTTTGCAGGGGGCTTTAAACCTTTCCACACAGGTCACTTTGGAAAGGTTGCTCTTGCTCTTGAGGAAAATGATAAAGTATATCTTTTTTATGGTGTCCAGAGTGAGAAAGCTAAAAACCCCACTATGAGAAAGATAGGCTCCAGAGAATTTACGCCCAGAATGTCAAAGAGAATCTTTGACATTATTAAGCCTGCTCTTGAGAGAGAGTATGGAGATAGAATACGAGTTTTTGATGTGCATAGGCCAGTTGGCGCTGTCGTAGACAAGATACGCCAATTAAAGGACGACCCATTAGAAAAGCTCAAGGTGTATGGAAGAATCGAAGACTTGAGAAGATACTATATCAACAATAGGCACCTAATGAGAGACGTGCAAGATCTTTATGATAGCGGCGTGCTAGAGTTTGGAACCATATCCCCAAATGAATCAGAGGGGCTATCTGCAGAGGAGCTTTCAGATCTTGAAGTAGATAGAATTTCAAAAGCATTGAGTGGAACCTATCCAGAAGCATCTGACGAGGAATTAAGAGATTATTCTGGTGTAAGTGCTACGGCAGTTAGAAACATGATAGATTCTAAAGATGTAGACGCCTTAAAGAGATATCTTCCTAACTTTTTATCTTCTGAGGAAGAGGATCAAATAATAGACGTGCTTTTAGAAAGAGATGTGCAGGCAGAAGCATATCTCAGATACTTAATACGTGGAATCATTAGAGGATAAGATGGCCATATTACCAGTTCATAAGCAATACATCTCAGTAGCTGCAAAAATTGTCGCAGAACAGATAGCTTCTAAGAGCGATGGGCCTGGCTCAGAGTCACACATATATAATATCTATGAACAGCTAGGAATGCCACTCTCTGACATAGAAGAGATAATGGACGCAGCTCTTGCAGGGCGGCTAGAGAATGTTCAGGAAAAGGTTGACGGACAGAATATCACGTTCACAGTTGTCAACGGTGTTGTTCAATTTTTCTCCAAGATGGATCTCAATGATCAAAGGAGCAGAGATCGTGCAAGAGATAGGATATTAAGAGGAGATGGAGCGACACCAGACGATATAGCTAGAAAATATACAGATGATAAAGGAATGGGTGCACTAAGGGAGACGTATACAATGGCATATGAAGCGCTCACTCCAATAGCGTCAAAATATTCAGATTCTTTATTTCAAAATGGAAACGTTGTAGTTGTTTCATCTTTGGCAACTCCTAGAAATCCCAATACTATTTTGTATGAGGAGGATAATTTTATTTTTATAAAGCCTATAGCTCTTCAAGAGGGAACATTTGTTGATGAGTCTGCATACTCGAATTTTTTAAGCGACGCAGAAAAAGAAAAAGAAAGCGTTTTCAATATGAGCAGTGTTCCCACAGCAAAGCTGATAAAGGAGCTTGAAGAGGATGACGATAAAATCGAAGAGCTCAAGTCAGACTTTAGAGATGTGGTAGGTGAAGCAGGTCTTTCTGTTGGTTCAGATACTGTTGGTGATTATGTTCTTGAAAGAGTTGAGGATCTAATATATTCTAAGTATAAGTTTATACCTGATGATATGGTAAGGCCTGTTGCTCTTAGATTTGTTACAGGGAGGGGTGCTGTTGCAAATGCTCTTAAAAAATCTATTTCTTCAGATGACTATAGGAAGTATCAAGATCTGGATAAAAGAAAGTCACAGATAGTAGATGAGGCAATAATTCCTCTTGAAGAGATAGTACAGCGGCTAGGAGTTATGGTTGCCGACAGGCTTGATCTTGCACTAAGGGCAACAAACTCTAATGAATTATTATCTCTAGTAAAAACAGTACGATCTGAATTTGAAAGAGGCGCTAGCTTTATTGATAATAGCATGGATCCACAAAAGGCAAAGCGTGTCTCTGAGGGTATCAGGGTCGCTCTTGAAAGATTGAAGTCAAATGAAGATCTCTTTAGAACTGCAACTGAGGGCATAGTCTTTACATGGAAGGATGGAAAGACATATAAGCTCACTGGTTTATTCACACCCATTAATAAGCTAAGAGGATTTTTTGCATATAGTGGAGCACAATCACCTTCCCATCCAGAGACATCTGAGAGTGAAACAGTTAGAGAGAGGGTTCGGAGAAGATGGAAAAAGCATCAGCTAGTAGAAGGTGGGTCGGCATTTAAAGATTCCTCTGGTAGTGTTCTTACAAGAAAGGAAAGGATACCTAGAAGAGATGTAGATATAATATTGAAGTCATTTGAAGATGAGGTTCTTAAACCTCTTGGAATTAATTACATGCCAGTAGGAAGTACGGCCACCAACACAGGTGCTGTGGGTGACATAGACATCGCTGTTGACATAGCTTCAAGAAATGTTCTTGCAGATGTTCTAATGGGCCACATAGATAGGGAAAAGGTTAAAAAATTACCTGGATTGGTTGCAGTGATGTTTAAGGTGCCGGACTCAGATCCTGAGGAGTTTGTTCAGATCGACGTGGTTCCAAGCTCTAATATATCAGACACACAGTGGCTAATGATGGGGGCACAAGAAGGCGGGGTAAAGGGTGTTTATAGAAATCTTCTTTTAGCCTACCTGGCAAAGACTAAAAGCGACAAAGAGTCTAGTACACTTCAGTCTGTTAAATATACGATAACATTTCCTGGCGGGCTATTAAAGAAGGTAAATGGGTCTGCTATTGGAGAAAGAGAACATGATCCCGACGTATTCCTGCCAGTTCTTGGATTTCCTAAAGATCTATCAAAGGATAATATTGAAAGCTTTGAGCAGCTAGTTGACTATATGAGGGGAGATCCTAGCATGTCAACAATCCTGCCAGGGTTCAAGGACTATATTGATAATAATAGGTATTTAAGGAACTCAAACAAGATGATAAGTGATGAGGCTAAAATGGCCGCAGATTATATAGATGAAAAATCACTAATGGAATCCATGATAAAAAAGAGAATCACGGAGCTACTGACAGAAGCAGAACAGTTTTCGCTGCCAGGTATTCTATCAGATCCCGAGCCTGGATCATCGGTGTCAAGGATCGATCACGCGTGGCTAAACGCTCACGCCGTAACAGATCCGCTATATACAGGTGGAAATGGAGAGGGAGGAGTTTTACATCCAGCCGGGTTCAGCGGTCTAGCTCTTGGAATAAGAGAAAGCACTCAGCGAAACGATGGCGAGAGATTTGAAGATGGAATGGTCGGATATGCTGACGAGCTGGTAGAGCTGGGTGGGTATAATGCAGTCCCCCTTAAGAGAGAGGGGCTTCCTGGAACAGATTTATCACAGCTTGTAGAGAAGGGTGGAAAGGGAAGGACCTACGAGCTTAAGAAGTCAACACAGAATTCTCCGAATCTTATGCTCAATGCATCATTCCCAAAATCAGATCCAAATCACTATTATGTTTTTGTTGTAAATCTTCCAAATCTCCAGATTATGACGCGTGCGTGGGAACAGCTAGAGTCACAATCAGGCGGTGATTTAAATAAAGCATGGGCTGACTTAGAGGCAGAGGTTCAGAAAAGAGTAGACGTAGATCGTGAATTAACATTCTTTATAAACGATAGCAAAGCAAGAGATTCGGCTGCAGATGAGATTGAGTCTGGTGAAATTAATCCCGATTCAGAATCTTCAGCTCTGGTGGTTCCCTTGGGGGTAATGTCATCAGCTCAGCGATTTATAAAGATGTACGAAGCATACGGAGAGTTAAATAATATTTCGAAAGAAGATGCACTTGATTACATGAAATCAAAGACGGGAAAAATTACATCTGGCTCTCTGAAAGGTGTAAGAACTGAGCTTAGGGCACAATACAGCGAGACTAAGTCGGGAGCAGCCGCCGGAACCCGAGGCGAATTATTCAAGAACGTTTTAGGAAATGTAAAGTTATGGGTTGTTCCAAGTAGAGATCTTAGGATCGAGATACTAAGCTCGAATGAAGCACTACGATCTGCAATTGATATGGAGACGGGTGAGCTTATTAAAGGCGGAAGGGAGGTGATTGCAGCAGCACTAAGGAGTGAGCTTACAAATCTTAAAATAGAGGATAAGATAGTTGAAAAGATTGCGCCACTAGTAGAGGATCAGGTGCTAGACGGTGTATCTCCATCTCAGTCCAAAGAAGACAAAGACCCAGCATTTGATATTAGACTTGGACTATTAAAGGTTAGGATAAGCCTAAAGATAGAGCCTCCAAAGGGTGTGTGATAGATATGGACTCACATGACAAATCAATAATTATTGAGTGCACAAACTTTGTTTCAAGCTATTCTGGTGACTGCGATGACTGGGTTACAATTAAAAAACAAATAATGCTCAATCTCGCACCCAGGCTCAGAAGAAATTTTTCTACAAGGGATTCTAAAACTAAAGAGCAATGTCTTAATGATTTTGAGAAGGAGCTGATTAATTATTATAGAGATGCGACTGGCATAGAGCTAGTCCTAAGATCTCTTGATGAGAGAAGAGAACTATTTGATGTCCTATAGCAACGAAATACTTTTGAGAGAGTTTGTAAAAGACAGTCTTAGAGTAGATAATAGCTCACTATTGTTAGAGAAATTGCAATCAGTTTATACAACCACAGATCAAGCTATTGATGCAGAGAGGGGAGCGCTACAAAGTCGTGAAGATGTATATGGAATCTGGGGGCGACGAGCTGAGGGGATCCTGGGATGGCTCGGAGCAACCGCAGGAATGATGGCGTTGTGGGAGGCTTTATTTGGAACATCTGCAACAGCACGACGAAAAGGGCGTGCTGGACTTCTATGGGCACAGGGAGACCTACAGGGCTCTGCTAAAGGTGCTTCAATTGGAAACTTTCTCAAATCATTTTTCCTTGGTAATATTAGAAATCCTGCTAGAAAGATAGGAGACATGTTTCCTTCTGTGAGAAGATTTCTATCTCGGGGCTCATCAGTAAACGAGTCTTATTCTATGATTAATGAGGGAGGGCTCTGGGATTTTGTAAAGAGAGCTACCGCACGCGGCGCTAGCAATGTTAGAGATGCTGGTGTAGAAGGCATGGGTGAAGAAGACTTTGTTAATCTTATTTCAGCTGTTGCAACTGACTTAGAGTCTATTGCAGATAGCATCGATGAGATAGCAGCTAATGAAGATATAATATCTATGATGCAGGAGTGGTCTGACTTTATTGGAGCGACATTCTCGTCTGCTGAAACATCAAGCGGACTCTCACACGTGATAGAGATGGTAGGGGGCGAAGACGTCGTAACAGAACACTTCTATAGTGAGATTATGAAACCATTTATTTCTTATCAGATCGACGTCTTGGGAAACCAATTGATGGATATAGGGCTATCAGGGGAGCAGAAAGAATTAATTGAAGGCATTTTTTCTGAAGCATCGACCTCTGTATCACGGTAAGTATAATAAATAGTTTATTGTGTTATAATGTAGATTAATAGCTGAAGGAGATTGTTATGTCTATTGCAGGAGAATCTAGTTGGATTCCTGAGATTGTTTATGAGGATTCTGAAGAGGGCGGCTCAAGTATTCCGTTTGTTATGGTTCCTAGTGATGAGGAGATGCCAAATCTTCTTTATATCTTTGAGAGCAGGGAGACAGGAGATGTTGAGCCTGGATCAGATGGTGAGGAAGTTCCTGTTTTACAGTGGGACCTCCACCAATATGCTGATATGGGCGTGCTTAAGCAAAGATTAGATCCTCTAACTTTTGATCTTGTGAGGGCATCACTTGGGCTGGAAAGCCTATCATCTGCGACAGAGAAGGGACAAAAGCTTACAAGTAAGATTAGAGAAAATATTGATTCTGGTGAATCTCATTAAGTTTTTGTTTTTTTTGTTTTATCGGTATATTTAATAACGTGCGGAGGAAATATAATGAATTTTGATGTTAACAGACTTGCTCGGCTGGCTGGGTTGGGTTCTCCTGAGAGTGGTCAGCTAAATGAGGCTGGTAATAGAAGTCAAAGAGAAGATCCAGGAAAGCCTGATGATGTTGACCATCGCTGGGGCAAGAACCAGATAAGCGAACGAGGAGACAAGAAAGATGACCAGTCTGCTTCTCATAGAGACTATGAGCCCGTAGATGAGGATCTCGATGAGCTACGCGGAGACAAGAAAGGTGATCAGTCTGCTTCTCATAGAGATTATATGGATGAAGAAGAGATGTATGAAAAAGAAGTTCACGTTGATAAGCCGGGCCGGGGCAAGGGCAAGGCTGGGACCGATGAAGATGTCATGCTTGAGATAGATGAGAATATGCTTCGCAGAGAGATCAGAAAAATGAGACAGGAGCGCCTGGAAGAGAACAGGCTCCGGGTGGCAATCCGCGGTGAGATACAAAACGTTTTAGAGGATCTTGGTGTTGAATCTGATAGTAGCTGGGTTTATGGAGATAATAAACCATCAAACAGTAGAAGCGGCTTCGTAAACATGGCATTTCCTGGAATTGGATTTAAGTAGAAATAAATACTTTCCCACGTTATTTATTTAAGCGGATCAGCTATGCTGATCCGCTTTTTTGTATATACTCTCTAATATTTGTGATATAATTTACTGTTAGAGGTATTGTTATATGAAACTAAATGTGGGTCAGATAGTCTTTCTATTGTCTCAAAATGATTTAAAAATATTCCCTGCTCAGGTTGTAGAGGAAATCAAGAGGAAAACAATTGAGGGAGAGACTATCTCTCATACCATTAGACTTCCTGATCAAAATTTGACAGAAGTTTCTTTAAGTGAAGTTAAGGCTAGTATTTTTTCTTCTCTAGGCGATCTTGAATCCAAGATGATAGAAGACTCTAAAAATAAAATAAGTGAAATGATCAAGGGTGTAGAGAAAATGTCAGAAGTGTTTGGCTCACCGAGCGTAGCACCTGAGAATGAAGAAGAAGTCATGAAGGTGGATTTGGGTGGTGGTGTTCAAGGAAAGATTAATTTAGCTGATATACCATAAGGAGAGACAAAATGGAAAAAACGCTATCAGAAAATGAAATAAAGGTTCTTAGAGAGAAAGGTCTTATTGATAGTCAAGAAATTGCTGTTAGGGCGGGAGACCTTGTTCTTGCTGAAAATGTTCTAACCAGGGCAAGAAGAGTTATTGATGGAGCAGGGTCTGTACTAAAAGAATCTAAGAGACAGCTTTTAAAGGGTTGATATGAGTGAAACTAATAAGCTTGTTAAGTTTGACATTAATGCGAGAGAAGATCTTCTAGAAGGTGTTAATGTTCTTGCTGATGCTGTAAAAGTAACAATGGGACCAAGAGGTAGAAATGTTGTTATTGAAAATCCAGGTAGGCATCCTACACTTACAAAAGATGGTGTCACTGTCGCAAGGGCCATTAATTTAAAAGATTCTTTTTTAAACCTTGGTGTTCAAATGATAAAGGAGGCAGCAGGAAGGACAGCTGAGACAGCAGGAGATGGAACGACGGCTGCTACTGTTCTTTCTCAATCTATTTTTTCTGAGGGATTAAAGATGTTAGCTGCTGGATACCCTGCATCTGATATCAAGGCTGGTATCGATCTTGCTGTATCTAGGATTATTAAAAATCTTAAAAAGGAAGCGATACCGGTAACCAAAGACGATGAAGTGAGACAGGTTGGTACGATATCTGCAAACGGAGAGGTTGAAATTGGAAATCTCATATTTGATGCAATTGATGCTGTTGGAAGAGATGGTGTGATAACAGTTGAAGAAGCTAAGGGAATGAATAGCTCTCTATCTGTAGTCGAGGGCATGCAGATAAATAGAGGATATCTTTCTCCATACTTTGTAACAAATCAAGAAAAAATGACTGCGGAGTTTGAAAGTCCACTTATTCTTCTATGCAATAAGAGACTTGACAGTCTTAAAGAGATAATGCCTTTATTAGAAAAGGTACTGGATGCACAAAAGCCATTGCTGATAGTTGCTGATGATGTGGATGGAGATGCGATGCAAGGGCTTGTAATCAACAAGATGAGAGGTTCACTTAATGTATGCGCAATTAAATGCCCAGGATTTGGAGAAAATAGAATCAACATGCTCCAGGATCTTGCAACAACGCTTTTGTGTAAGATTGTTTCTCCTGCGTCCGGAGAAAGCATAGAGGACATATCCTTAGAAGATCTGGGAAAATGTAAAAAGGTTATTGTAGGAAGAAGCGGAACCATATTCGTTGGTGGGTCAGGCACAAAAGAAGATATAGATAACAGAGTATCATCGCTAAGGGAATCATTAAATGATCCATCATTAGATGATAAAGAAAAGAATATGTTAAGAATTCGATTATCTAGATTGGTCGGAGGTGTTGCTGTATTAAGTGTGGGCGGAGCTACAGAGTCTGAGCTTTGTGAAAGAAAAGATAGGGTTGATGATGCCTTAAGCGCCACACAGGCAGCCATCGAGGAGGGAATAGTTCCAGGCGGGGGTGTCGCTCTCGTCAGAGCTGCAAGCGAAATTAAGGTAAAGAAGTCATCATTTGATGGAAGAGACGCGGGTATTCAAGTTGTTAGAAACGCATGTTTTTCTCCTTTAAAGCAAATTGTTGAAAATGCAGGAGGAACTCCAGACGTTGTTTTAGAAAAAGTATCATCGATGAAAAGAAGTGAGGGCTACAATGCTTTAACTGATGAGTATGGAAATATGTTTGACATGGGAATAGTTGATCCACTAAAGGTTGTGAGATGTTCATTAGAAAATGCTGCCTCTGCGGCATCAATGATGCTCACAGTAGGATGCGCAATGATAGAAGATAATATTGATGATTAGAATAATTGCACATAAAAACGCTACCGTGTAGGATATTTATCTACAGGTGCATCTTATGTCAGTAGAAGAAAACAAGATAAGAGAAGCTGTACGGGCTCTTTTAGAACAAGACACAGATCTTCGTCTCAATAGAGATCTTGTCAATGTTACACTCAGACTTATAATGGAACCAGAGGCACATGTTCCTGATACACTTACGCGAATAAGAGTTTTGCCAACAGTATCTGTTGTTGGACAAAAGGAGCCTGTAGAGAGAACACCAAAGGGTAGCACATTTTTAGTCATATATGTAAAATTTCTTCCTTCGACAGGAGACAATTATAAAAATGTTTTGCATCTTGGAAAGCTAATAAAGTCTCTTCCTGGAATAAAGATAGTACGTGTTCTTTCTATAGGCGGGAGACCGACGCTGTATAAGGGTGAACCAATAGTTATATGAGTGTTAAAAAGCCCAGATCAAAGAGGGCGACAATAGCCGCAACGTATAGGGCAGATTTAGGCCTTATTCTTAGCTGGCTTAAATTAAACAAGGCAATAACAGCACATGGAGAAATTAGAGCGCTAAGAAATGATTCATATGCTGTAAGTGTAAAATCAAAAGTAAACAAAGCGTCTCTTAATGATCTTGTAAAAGACAAGTTTGGTATTTTTGCAAAGGTTATTTAAATTTTCGTGTAAACTATTGCTAGCTGATATATAATAAATCATAATCCTATAAATCATCTTGAGAAGGAGATTCAATGAGAAAGAATAGGATGGAAGACCTTGCAGTGATGCCTGATGATGAGTTTTTTTCACTGCTTTATAAAACAAAGAGAAGCGTATCAAGCGCACAGAGAAAGCTAGACAGGACACATCATAAAGATGATAAGTCTTATCTAGATGATCTTGAAGTAGAGATGTGCTACATTCAACGTGAAGCAGAGGTGCGTGAAAAAAGAAGGGAGATGCATACAGAGTATCTTTCATCTTTGCGTAAAAAGTTTGCAGTCGCTTAATTTTTTTCCTTTCCTTTTAAAAAACAGTGTCTATATTAATAACGACAACTAGGAGAATAGTTTGAAAAGCTCAATTGATGCTTATTTTAAAGATGTTGGCAGAACTTCACTGCTTACTAGAGAACAAGAGGTCTCTCTTTCTAAGAGAATTGAAAAAGGAGATCTCGTAGCTAGAAGTGTTATGATTGAATCAAATCTTCGTCTTGCAATAAGCATAGCGAAAAGATACTATAAGAGCGGATGCTCTATGGAGGATTTAATCCAAGAATCAAATATTGGCCTAATTAAGGCAGTTGAAAAATTTGATTGGAGAAGAGGGTTCAAGTTTTCAACATACGCTAGCTGGTGGATCAAGCAGTCTGTGTGTCGTCACATCAGCTCTCATAGAAACACTGTAAAGGTTCCAGCTCACACAAATAGTCTATCTCTTAAAATATCGAGACTAAGAGATGAGTACAAGAAGGAATTTAGACAAGAGCCTAGTATATCTGAAATATCTGAAATCTTGAGCGTTACAGAAAATATGGTCAAGGCCAGCTTAAGCTCTATTAAGTTTCAAAATATACTATCTGTAGACGGAGCGATGGGCAGAGGTGATAATAGTAGAACTATCTTAGAAACCATTGCAGATGATGACTTTCCAGATCTTGATGAAATGATTGATAGGGAAAAGATGGTTAAGGTGATATCATCATCGCTATCACGCCTTACAAAGAGAGAAGAACAGGTTATGAGGCTTAGATTTGGTCTTTGTGAAATAGATGATGAAGAAGAGTTTGTCTTGGATGAAGAAGAATTAGGAATCATTTTAAAGGGAGCACTATAATATGTCAATGCCAAAGGGACATAAGTCTAGACATGGGTATGCAACGGTAGCGTCAATAGAGGGCGGATTCGGATATAGAGAGATAGCAGAGCACATGTCGGAGAAAGGAATCAAAATGAATCACTCTACAGCTCGAAACATCTTTCTGTCAGCTATGAGGAAGATAGCAAGGGATGCGTGTCTGTTCTATGATATAGAACCTACAAAGGAGAATCTTAAGAAGGTATCATCTGATCCTAGATTTCAATCTGGAATTATTGACTTCTTACAGGATAGTAATGTTCGATAACATTTTTCAAGGTCTTTTCGGCCTTGCGTGTGAAACAAAATTGCTAGAGGCTTGTGAATGGGACGAAGATAGAGCTCAGATTGTATCTGAGCTTTTTTCTAAAACACTTGAAGAGATGTCTGAAGGTGAAGACTTAAAGTCACTAGATGATGTAAGTGATAAAATTAGATCAAAATTAGAGGGTTCGATGTCTGAAAACGAAATAGTTATATTGTTAGAGATATTATCGGACAGTATAGATCATTTTGTGACTTTTAGCGGGCAAGAAGAAAAGTATGACAATTAAATTTTTCTTCGATGCACTAAGGATTAATAATGGAAGATCGGAGAGATTTAGAGAAAAATAAACTGCCAGGTTGTCTTGTAAGAAACATAAGAGATGATGCTGTTGGGGTTGTTGTTTGTAAAGATAACCCCCATAGTGATTATTGGAAAGTCCTCTCTGAGGGAGAGATAGTTTCCTGGTTTGAAACAAATATTGTGGGAATCGACGATGAGCAATTCAACGGAATTGATGTTAGACATATTTCTAGATGAAGAAACTGAGACAGTAGTAATAACAATTGGAAGAGCGACATTTGCACTGGACATGAGTGAGTTTATGGAGCTGTGCAGTGAAATAGATGCTGTAAGAGACGAGGTGGTTAGAAATTCAGGCATCGTTAAGAAGTATAGCTCTGTCGGTGCGTTTGGAAGCTTATTCTTTAAGTCACAATCAATTGATGACGATGTAAATTAATCTAATATTTACTATATCAGAAAATGAAATAAATTACTGTTGATGACCCATATTTATTACATGAGACTTAGGAGTTAATAGTGGCACTTAAAAATTTTCAAGGGCAAGGACCAAACTGGGTCGGCTCATATCAAACAGCTGGGACACCATATGTCACAAGCTCTAATGCAACGGGAACAACAGCGGGCCCTAACAGAATTCAATTTCCATATGTCACAAAGACATTAACGGTTCGAAATCACGGAGCCGTAGATCTACGAGTCGCTTTTTCAATGTCTGGATCTTATGCAGTTGGAGAGACAGTAAAGGGCGGTCAGACAAAACCTCAGAGCTCTGCTACAAACGACCAAGGAAATAACTTTTTTACTCTTCCTGCAATAGCGGCAACCGTTGCTCCGTCTCAGGTAACACTTGATGTAAGGTGCAAGGAGATTTTCCTCATGTCAGCTCACAGTACAACTGAGACAGCATATAGCTTATACGCAGGTCTTACTGGAATTTCCACAGATCAGTTCCCAGTCTTATCAGCCAGTAATGAATTTAAGGGAATCGGATAATATGCCAGTGTCTGAAAATGTACGAGAGCTTGTTGAAAAATTAACAAGCGTAGAGAATGAGTTAAAGCTACTTCAAGATGATAGAAGGGAGCTTCTCTTAGAATATAAAGATAAAATTGATATGAAGGCGTTTAGAGCGGCGTGGTCTATAGCTAAGCGACGTGAGGGCGTTAACGAAATAGAATTAGATAATATCTTAGATATCATAAGGGAAAACTAAGATGCTATGCGCCGAGGCTCTCTAATAAAGATATCTGAATCAGGAATGTTATCTGCTGGCATAGATTCGCAGATGCCTAATCTTGGTGTAGTTGTTGATTCAGATGACATCTTTTTAAGACTGGCAGAGATTCCTGGAAAGGAAAAATGCTGGAAGGTTTTAATCAATAAAAAGATTGAAACATTTTATGAGCAAGACCTTACAATCTTATAGATTAATTATGAAAAATAAAAAGACAGTAGCCGTGAGCGGTGGATTTGATCCTATTCATGCTGGACATGTTAGGATGATTTTGGATGCATCCAAGCTGGGTGATGTCGTAGTGATAATAAACAGTGATGAGTGGCTCTCAAGAAAAAAGGGATATGTTTTCATGCCCTGGGATGAGAGAGCTGAAATCGTTAAAGGCATCAGAGGAGTGACTAGAGTCGTTCATGCAACAGATGACGATGAAACAGTTTGTGAAACTCTTAAAGATTTAAAGAGAGATATCGATTTAGATATATTTGCAAACGGTGGAGATAGAATTGTTACAAATACACCAGAGATGAATGTTTGTGAAGATCTGGGAATAGAGATGGTGTGGAACTGTGGTGGGTCTAAGATTCAAAGCAGTTCTGAATTAGTTAACAAAAGGGTTTGGAGCCAAGACGGACTCTGGAATAAGACTCATAAAAAATCAAAGACAAAAACAGGAGATATAAAATGAACTTAGGAAGACTTGTGTTAGTCGAGAACTCAGCTCATAGAGGTGATTCTCACTATAATCAATTAACATTTGTTAAAAAAAATGGAGTAGTTGAGCAGGTGTTATTCACAGATAGAGAGCTTAATGTTGCAAGAGACAGAGCAGTAAAAAACTTTAATGATGTATCAGGTGTTAGTTGGCTGGATCGAATAGCTGCATTTAAGATTAGTGTTTTTTCAAAGCTTCTTTCCGTATGGGCAAAATTTCGTGCCTAATGTGTGGAGTGATCCATCGATACTTAAATGCATCAAGAACCCAGCATCAGCTGGCTATGAGATAAAGATCAAGTGCCCAGAGATAACCTTCGAGGGTGTTCGCAGCCAGCCTGATTTTGCATCGTTATTCATAACATTTTTCCCCAATAAAGATGTTGTTGAGCTTAAGTCTCTTAAGGAATATTTCTATCAGTTTAGAAGTAAAACATTCTCTTATGAAAGACTTGTGAATGTAATTTATAAAGATATGATGTCAGTTTATAAACCCACTAGGTTGAGACTTGTTATGATTTGTAACGCTCGAGGAGGGATCAGTAGCAAGCTAACGATAGATTCAGACTGGTCAATCCGAGGTGGAAAGGAAGAGTTTCGTGACTGGCTCGGGCAGGAAGATGAGTGGTAATCATTAATATTTATTATTATGGATCAGCGTAATAAGCTTTATTACATGTGCCCTGAGTGTTCAGCTTCTGTTGTTTGGTCACTTATAAGTGGGAAAAATGGAGCTTCATCTAGAATAATATGCACAAACAATCCTGAAGTTTCTAAAGCCGACTGGAACAAGCACAAGGCAGTTTTTTGTTTCTGGATTGGTGTAGCTGTTAGACAGAGAGACGGTAGTGTAAGGTTATTTGACAGAGATGGAATAAGTCACATTAAAGGGGTCTTTCGAAATACCTAATACTTAATTGTATGGGAAGACGTAGAAAAAAACTATGGAGCAAGAGATCTATATATGAAACTTCTGAAGGTAAAAAAGTTTCAATGGATAGCACGTGGGAAGTCGCAATGGCAAAGAGGCTCGATGATTTAGGGGTGAGGTGGGTTAGAGATGATACACTCAAGCTATCGTACTTAACACGGGGCAGGCGCAAAAGAAAATATATTCCTGATTTCTATTTGCCAGAGTATGACCTCTATATTGAAGTTAAGGGTTACTGGACTGATGCGGCACGCCACAAGATGAAAGATGTCCAGAAGAGGAATCCTGTCAAGATTCTCATAGTGGAATCTCTATCAGAGATATCAGATGTAAATCTTGAAATCTTGAAATATACTTCACGATAGACGCCATTGTAGCTCAGTTGGTAGAGCAGTGCTCTTGTAAAGCACCGGTCGGAGGTTCGAGTCCTCTCAATGGCTCCGCACCTATAATTTTTATAGAGCTTAGATATAATGATACATGAAACTTATATTTTTTGGAATGTTTGGTCTCTTTTTGGAGATAATATTTACATCATTTCGTAATCTTATATGCAACAAGGATGTATCTTTGATAGGGCATACGTCACTGTGGATGTTTCCTGTCTATGCTATTGGACTAACATTTGGGTTAGACTTTATTAGATCCTTGATATTGACAGATGTTATTAGATGGGCTTCCTATCCTATATGGATATGGACTGTTGAGATCATTTTTGGATCATTACTATTAATTTTCGGTATCAGGGCATGGGATTATCACTATCTACAGGATAAGTTTCATTGGAGAGGATTAATAAGCTATGTTCATGCTCCTGTCTGGATCATGTTTGGCTTAATGGTGGAGACAATAGATGGAAAATTATTTTAGCTGCATATTAGTTTTTTATACATTTGAGAAAAATCATGTATAATTCTCTCTTATACGAGAAATATATGAAGCCAATAATACTAACTTCACTTTTACTATTAGGGACAATTGACGCTATAGAGGATAAAATAGCAGTAGTTGAAATAACTGATAGCGACCACGGTGTAATCACAACAACACTTCCCACCTCAATATTCCCATGCCAGATTTCTGAGGGAGACATGTTCTATTTTGAGTATTCAAATGGTGTTACGGAAATTAGGTGTGGAGATCCAGAATAGCTGTTGCTTATATACAATGACATAAATTTGCAGTACATTTCTTTATGAAGAAATTTTTAATTGTTTTTTCTATTTTAATGTGTGGGTGCTCCACACATAATCTCAAGTTCAATTCCACAAGCAGCCTTTGCCTTGATGGAATGTTTGCTAATTTTATAGATGCAAGATGCAAAGACGTCAGAGAGAATGGATCTTGGGGAAAATATACTGATGAAGATACACTGGCTTGGGAATTTCAATGTGTAGAGCCCAGGGTTGAAACAGAGTGGACATCTATAAGATATATCATTGTTCAACCCGGAGCAGGTGTCACTGATAGATCTCTTATGCCTATATGTGGAGATATGTCAGTTATTGTTTTAACTCCTCATGTGAGTCTTGGAAGTGAGTTTGATGATACAAATTCATCAAGCTCTTCGCCAAGGAGAGGAAGATGAGGCGTAAAAAGTTTAACGCTCTCTTAGAAAATGATGATGAGTTTGGTCTTCCGTTAAAATTAGTAAAAAAATATTTTGATCCATATTATATTGAACGATCAGTAAAGATAGAAAATAATTCGATAAACTTTAAGCGGTATGCGTGTGGGTATGTCATGGGAAATGGGCTTCAGCATAGATCAGCTATGCTTGACTTTTGTTCTGATTTTGGTGTTCCAGATGATTGTTATAAATTTGTGGATCAAAAGTGCAAAGAGATGGGAACTAATTCTGTTCACTTTGGAGCTGGTTCACAGAAAAAGGGCGATAAGACATTTTATAAAGCTTATTTGGGACACGCAGAAGAGAATAAATTTGATCGACAAGAATTTGCATATGAGTGGGAAAGTGGATCAGGTGACTATTTTTCAAGAAAATATTTGACAAAGACAGACTTAGAAAAAGAAGAATTTTCAATTCTAATTGAAACAACATTTAATAATTATGAAATGATAGAATACTCTAATAATATCTTAAACGATGCCTTCAAAAGTGTGGAAAAAATAACAAGCTTCATTTGTCTGGGAGATCATGATGACGATAGAGCAACAGCTGGAATCAAGCTGTATGATACAGACCGCCAGGTCTCATCAGTTCAATCTAATCTACGGCCCATATTTGAAGAGTTTGGATTATCATGGAATCAGTTGATGCAATTAAGCCACGGAGAGTTTAACTCTCTAAGAGCACACTGGGTTACGTGGGGAATAGATAGGGACAAAAATAAATTTTTAAACATCTATGTAGATGGAAAACATGAGAAAAACTATGAAAAAAAATGATATAGATAAATTAGTAAGCTTAAGAGCATTTGTAATACACCAGTACAATAGGCTAGATGGAAGATTAAATCCGTCCGGTGCTGTTATGAAACAAATAGATGCAGCTTTGACCTATGAGGAAATAGTGAAGAAGCTAGATTTAGTTCTTTCTGAGCACGTATCTTTTGAAAAAGATAGCAAATGATCTAGCATAGCGCTATTGCGCTTGATGAAATCATAATTTCTCACCTATGTATTATTGGGTGAGAAGTTTTATGATGTCGCAATTGTGTAGCTTCGTTAAAGAAATAGCAGCTTTATCTTTATTGATACTGCTGCCGCTTTCTTTGTCTTGTCAAGGCGATGTGATGATAGCTGATAAGAGCGAGACTCGCGTTGTTGTTGATTCGTTTGTTCAAGTAGATATGATCGACGAGCTAGACATTCTTGTAGTTGTAGACACGTCTGGGTCAATGAGAGATAACTTTGACGATGTCGGACTTGGGATGGAGACGCTCAGAATAGATATTGAGAATTTAACTTTAGATTATCAATTTGGATTTATCACCGCCGACCCGACTAATTCTTCATTTGTGGGACCCTATAGTTCAACATCATCTTCAATTGATATCTTATTAGCTGCTTCATTATTAAATAATACATTTTATGAAGAGGGATTTGCTGCCACACACGAATTTTTAAGATCAGAAGCTGGTCTATCTTTTTCAAGACCACAATCCGATTTCTTGTTATTTCTTATATCAGATGAAGACGAGCAAAGTAGTATTTCTTCAGAACTATTTCAAGAGTTTTTACAATCTGAGTTCTCTGAAGTCAATCATGATGTTGTAGCTATAACAACTATTATGGATGGGCTGTGCGGACATTCATATGATATTGGGTGGAAATATACAGAATTAGCTAGCCTATACGGAAAAAATTCAATCGATATATGCGGAGATTGGACCGTCTGGTTATCAGAATCTTCTTTTATAACTCAGCAAAAAGACCATATTGATTTAAGTGAGTCTGATCCCATTGTAAGTTCAATTGTCGTGTATGTTGATAACAGCTTCACATATGAGTGGGAGTACATAGAAGAATTTAATAGAGTTCAACTTGATTCAGTTCCTGATTACGGATCTCTTATCGAGGTGGGATACAAGGTAAACATATAGGAGGATCATATGAATCGTTGTATAGTATTATTTTCTACATTATTTTTAATGTTGACATTTGGTTGCAGCGATTATACTGTTAGTAAAGTTATAGAGTATGCTCCAGAGATAGAAGTGAGTCCAGTAAATCACGACTTCGGAGCTTTAAATGCCGGTGTAGAGACAAGAAATGTAGAGATAGTTATCTCAAATATCGGTAATGAGAAATTGTCTATCTCTTCTGTCTCTTTAGGAGTGGGATCTTCTAATTTTTCATTGAGCACATTATTAGATGATAGCTTAGAACCTGCAGAGTCTACTAGCTTATTTGTCACATATGACCCTGTGACATACGAGACAAATAGCAATTCTGTCATAATTCAGTCTAATGATGAAGATGAGCCAGAAGTCGTAGTTGATTTAGACGGATCGGGAGATGCGCCAGTTATTGATATCGATCCTATGTACCATGACTTTGGAACTGTTCTGATAGGGTGTGAAGAGCAGATCGATATCAAAATTAGCAATATAGGAAATGCTAATTTAGAAATTTCTGATATAGAGTACTTTGTATCTGTTCCTGTTGACTTTGATCTGTATGCAAATTATGATAGTGTGTACGGTGAACTGCCATGGACAATAGCTCCTTCTGACTCTACAATAGTGACTGTTTTTTATACTCCTCTAGATCTGCTAGATGATGCTGCTTATGTTGAAGTGACTTCAAGTGATCCCGTGAATGTAAATGTTCAATCAGATCAATTAGGGCTGGGAGATTATGAAGGGTGGGTGCTGGATAGCTTCACGCAGGATGGAGAGGTTTCAGTAGATATTCTATTTGTCGTCGATAACTCTGGGTCCATGTCATCTAACCAGACAAATTTAAAAAATAATTTTGATGATTTTATCGCCGTGTATGTGGGTGCTGGTGTAGATTATCATATCGCTTTAATAACTACAGATGACGCTAGTTTTGTTGGAAGCATCATAACACCCGCCGATTCAGACCCAGCTGGATCATTTAATGATCAAGTTGATTTAATTGGGTATGGAGGAAATCCACATGAAAAAGGGCTGTGGTATTCTTATGTATCAACTGATTCTGGCGGTGATGCATCACCTGGTTCATCAATAGGATTCTTTAGAGAATCTGCAAAGCTAGTAATTGTTTATGTATCTGATGAGCCTGATTTCTCTCATTCAACTTCAGCAGGCGGTGGGTCTACATCGATGGTTCCATCAGATTATTCATCACATCTTTTAGCGCTAAAGAGCTCGTCAGATCTTGTTGTCGCTCATGCAGTAGCTGGTGATCACCCTTCAGGATGCACAGGCAACGGCAGCGCACAATTTGGAGATGGATATTATGATGTAGTTTCAGATCTAGGAGGTACATTTATGTCAATTTGTGCATCTGACTGGAGCGTCACAATGGACACACTAGCTAGAGAATCCATGGCCATAATGACCTTTCCGCTTTCTAATAATCCAATTGAAGACACCATTCAGGTTGAAGTAGACGGATCTCTATCAACGGACTGGTCCTACGATAGCTCAGCCAATTCTATTTCTTTTACAGTTGCTCCAGCGGATGGAAGCAATATTGACATCACATATGCTATATGGGCAGACTGTGAAAAGGATACGGGAGATTCGGGATAGTGAAGGTTTTAAAAAACAAGACGTTCTGGTCAGTTCTTTCAGGAGTAAATGCTACATCCGCCTTGTTTTGTGCAGCTATGGGAAGCGCTGAGGGAGTTTTATTTAGCGGAATAGGATTCTTAAGCTCTACATATATTCTTCTCTTTGTTTGTGAAAAATAGATCCTACTACGTGTAAATTAATGAATATTGTATTATACTTTATTCATGATTAATATGCCGGGTTGGTGGAATTGGTATACACAACAGACTTAAAATCTGTCACCCTGTGGGTTTGCGGGTTCGAGTCCCGCACCCGGTACCAATTGAACTTATATACTGGAAAAAAGTGAATAGAAAACAAAGAAGAGCTGCAGCAAAGATGGCGCAAAAGGCGGGACATGATGACCTGTCTAAAAAGATAATGCTATTTAATGAAATTGGAGATGAGTGTACTTGCTGTGAATCTCCTTTCGATAAGACAGATGCAGAGATGCTCAATAGTTGGATGGTCATAGTTCGAGAAGAAAAGAATTTAGTTAATATATACTGTCCGGAATGCTGGGAAAGAGCAAGAGATGCAATTGCTACCCTAAAAAAGGATGAAGAATCCGAAAGAGAAGAGGAGTAATTTGTCATGGAAGGTTTTGCTTTTGGTGCTATTGATAATGGTATTGTGCTAATTGGCATGTATATGGGTGTGGACATTGAAGGATGGCTTTCAAAAAGGCTTGGAAAAGATGCCAATCCTATTCTTGGCGCAGTTGTAGGAGCAACAGGCTTTAATTCAGTTTCAGATGGTGCAGCTGCAGCGCTTGATCCCTCTATGACTGGAATGACAACTGGAATAGTCCTGGGCTGTTTGTCTATAATGTTATTCATCCCCATCATAGAGAAGATTAAGAGAAAGCCAGGCGCTAAATGAAATTAGGAGATGAAGGGTCTTTAAGCTACAAATTCATAGTCAAAAAGGAAAGGCTCGGTAGGGTTTGTCCAGGATCTCCATTTTATTACAAGGGCAGGTTGTGGGTAAGCCTAAACAGAGCAGATGGTGGAGGAAAGCTCATTAGATCTCTTGAGGGTGGTGAGCATGAAATTCAGATACTTCCATCAACTACAATAGTTTTATATTTGCTTTCAGGAAAAAAAATAAAAAAAGCCCCTGTTCGCACACAATATGGTGATTAAATTATTTATGACACAAACATAGGAGTTTTAAAAGATGTCAAAAGTTATAGGAATTGATTTAGGAACTACAAATTCTGCTGTTTCAGTTATGGAATCAGGAGGAGCAAAAGTTATTAATAATGAGGAGGGTGCAAGAACAACGCCTTCTGTTGTTGCATACACTAGGGAGGGAGACAGATTAGTTGGTGTTACAGCCAGACGACAAGCTATCACAAATCCTGAAGATACAGTGTATTCTGTCAAGAGGTTTATGGGAATGAAGATGAATGATGTAAAGAGTGAATCTGAAAAAGTTCCATATAAGGTCGTTACAAGCAAGGGTGGGATGTGCAAAATATCTGTAGGGGGAAAGAAACTTTCACCTCAAGAGATTAGTGCACAAATTCTTATCAAGCTTAAAAGAGATGCTGAAAGATATCTGGGACATGAAGTTAGTGATGCAGTCATCACTGTTCCTGCATACTTTAATGACGCACAGCGACAGGCAACAAAGGATGCCGGCAAGATTGCTGGGCTAGAAGTCAAACGGATTATCAATGAGCCAACAGCAGCAGCACTAGCGTATGGTCTAGATAAGACTGATGAGCAGAAGGTTGCTGTGTATGACCTTGGCGGAGGAACATTCGATATATCAATTCTCGATATATCTGATGGTGTTGTAGAGGTTATGAGCACTAATGGAGATACTCATCTCGGTGGTGATGATGTTGATCAAATAATCATGGATTGGATGCTATCTGAGTTTAAGAGCAACACTGGAATAGATGTGGGATCTGATACCATGGTTCTTCAAAGAGTGAAGGATGCTGCTGAAAAGGCAAAGATCGAGCTATCAAGCACACAGAAGACAGATGTTAATCTTCCATTTCTCACAGCAGACTCATCTGGACCAAAGCATTTAGCTCTCACACTTACTCGTGCGAAGTTTGAGCAGATGATCGAGTCTTTTGTAAAGAGCACACTGACACCGGTGAAGAACGCTCTAAAGGACGCTGGACTTAAGCCTTCAGATATCGATGATGTAATTCTTGTTGGTGGTTCTACTAGAACACCCTCAGTGAGAGATGCAGTCGAGAAATACTTTGGAAAGAGTGCAAATTCATCTGTCAACCCAGATGAAGTCGTCGCGATGGGAGCAGCTGTTCAAGGTGGAGTCTTTTCAGGAGATGTGAATGATATCTTGCTCTTAGATGTCACTCCGCTTTCTTTGGGAATCGAGACGCTGGGCGGCGTATGTACGAGGCTTATTAATAGAAATACTACCATCCCGTGCTCAAAGAGCGAGGTATTTTCTACAGCAGCGGATAATCAGCTTGCAGTTGACATACACGTGCTTCAGGGTGAAAGAGAGTTTGCATCTGACAATCGGACTCTGGGACAGTTTCAGTTAACTGAAATTCCCCCAGCACCAAGAGGTATGCCTCAAGTAGAAGTCACATTTGATATTGATGCTAACGGAATTGTCAGTGTTTCTGCAAAGGATAAGGCTACCGGAAAGGAGCAATCTATTACAATCACTGCCGGCGAGACATTGACAGATGAAGAAGTTAGCGAGATGGTGGAAAATGCTAAATCTCACGAAGAGGAAGATAGACTTCGAAGAAAGATGATAGAGTCTAAAAACAAGCTAGATTCTATGGTATATCAGTCCAAAAAGATTGTAAGTGAGCATGGCGAAAATCTCTCAGATGAGACAAAGACTGAGCTTAATAGCAAGTTAGAAGATGCAACAAGCGCGCTTTTATCTGATGATATCACGTCTATTGATAGCGCATACTCATCTCTTGAGTCAGTACTTCATGCAGCTGGAGCAGAGATGTATAGCACATCTCAAGAGCCTTCTCAGACAGCTGATGAGAATGACGATATCATCGATGCCGAATATCAAGAGGCATCTCCTTGAGAATTAGGGAGAGAAGCAGGAGAGAGAGATATGATGCCAAAAAGCCTAGCTCTAAGAATTATCCTATCAGTCTTTGCTGTGTTAATTTCCAGTGCGATGGTAACCTTGGTTATCTTATCCGGAGTGCCGCTTGCTTTGGTGCAAGCGGCATTCATGTAATTGGATCAGTTCCGGAGAGATCTCAGTTAAACTCTTTATCAGGAAGCTTATTTGATTATGTTCAGATTAAACAATATACATCACCAGATAAGTTTATTGATTACGCAAAAAATACAGGAACTAAACTCATATCTGCGGAAGTTTGTGAAAATTCAGAATCCCTTACTTCTTATGTTTTCGATTTTTCTAGCCCTGTGTGTCTGGTTGTGGGTCAAGAGGAATGTGGTGTCCCAATAGGAATTCTTATGAATGGTGATATTATACATATTCCTATGCCTGGTGTTGGATATTGTTTAAACACATCACAGGCTGCGAATATAATCCTATATGAAGCTGTGAGGCAATATGAGCAACGATGAAAAATATAAAGAAAATAAACTATCAAAAGATGAAGTTATTGATCTACTAAGTGTAAAGCTGTTTGATATTACAAATGATCCTTTTGAAACAAGGATGAGAAAGGATTCTGATGGATCGATACTCAGAATATACGTCGAGGGAGATAGCTCCAAGACAGTGAGAAAAAAAATTCCACCCAGATTTCATGGATTTACAACTATCATCTACAATGTTCCAGATGGGTTTATACATGAAAAATTTTATCGCGGGCGGGAGTAACTCAGCTGGTAGAGTCACAGCCTTCCAAGCTGTTGGTCGCGGGTTCGAGTCCCGTCTCCCGCTCCACTTATTTGTCTTATTCTAGAATATTTAATTATGTAACAGGGGAAATAGTCATGAATAAGAAGGGCTGGATAACAGGTTCAGGAAGAGAGATAATATTTAAAGACATTCTCATAGAAATTGAGAGGTATGTGTCACACGGTGGAAAGATATTTATAGGATCAGATAGCCAGCTTTGTGATAATACATGTATATTTGCAACAGCTATCTGTCTACATGGAGCAAAAGGATCTCGCGGCGGAAAATACTTCTTTAAGAGATTTAAGGACACAGGGCCGCAATATTCAAACCTAAGATTAAGAATAATGAGTGAGGTCACACACTCTCTAGAGGTTGCTCTTGACATGATGGAGAGGTTTCCTGATGCGGAAATAGAGGTTCACGTGGATATAGGAAGAGGCCCAAAATCTAAGACAAGTGTTTATGTGGATCAGATACAAGGGTGGGCCACATCCACTGGGCTATCATGTAAGGTTAAGCCTAATGCGTGGGCGTCTGCATCAGTTGCTGATAAGCATACAAAATGATCGCAAGCGTAATAGTTATACATGAATGGAGATCCACCAATGAGAATTAAAGAAAGTCAGCTACGATTATTAATAAGAAGAGAGCTTATTAGAGAGTCTAATAGGCGGAGGCGGGCCCTAAGAGAGCAGGCTGATGCCGCAGAAGAGTTTGAGGTTGCCGCCCGAGACATGGATGATGACTTTAATTTTGATGAAGAGGAGGCGGCAATAAGAGCATCAGACCCCGGTGAGCTGGTGCTGGCTGACAACATAAAGGATTACGTTCAGGTACAGTTTGGGAATGCTAGAGACGGAACTCCAGAGGAAAGGCAGGACGCAGATAGAATTCTTTCAACAGTTGCTGTGGTCCACATTAATAACATAGCTAAGTATCGCAGCAGAGATCAGGGAATAATCAGAACCTGGAAAGAGACGATTGAAGACACGAGGGGTGGTGGATACCCAGTGTCTCTGGCAGCCCTAGCTGCTCCATCGACACCTGAGCAGCGACAACAGCTAGCTAGAGGAGAATCTGTCTATGAGTATCCACACGACAGGAAGTGGGAGTACACGGTCAAGGATGAAATGTGGCATACTAGAAAGAAGGGAACTGATGGAAGGTGGATCTCTCTATCAGCTACAAAATTTGCAAAATCTCGAGGAAATCTAGATAAGGAATTTCCAGACGCAAGAGAGGCAGATGAATCTGGAGAGGCCGGTCTGGTGCGATCCGCGGCTTCTCAAGAGGCTTCCAGGCTCGCCGCTCTCGCACTCGCCAAATCTGAGGAATCCAGCGACGACGAGGCACAGATCGACGACGAGGAAGCCGCCGCGGAAGGTCAATCGGAATACGAGGTGGGGGATGTGGTGGCCACCTTCCTCTACGGTGATAGGAGGGACTGGGAGAAAATAGAGGACACAACGGGCAAGGGCAAGGGTAGAGCGGGATGGACACACGACGCCGAAATAGTCGGCAATGAGGGGACACCATTTTCAAGAGTCACTATATGGGATGATGATACTGTGGAATTTATGGATGAAGATGGAAGAACCGAGGTATCAACAACCTCAGGATCGGAAGACACACTATTGCCAACATACAGCGAGATTGAGACAGGGGCGACTTCGACCTGGCGATGATCTACCCCTTCCTAGGGAAGGATACGGGCTAAACAGTGCTGAGAAGATAGAACATGAGAAAAGATATCACCATTCCCAGACAGAATGATGACAGTATGTAGAGACTCATCTTTGATTTTTGGCTTCTAGTCTTCATGATGTCTACTTCTAGTCGGTGCCTGTCCATTCTAATTTCATGCTCAAGCCTAGCGAGCTCTCTTTGTTTTTCTATTATGAATGTAGGAAATTGTACTAAATTGTCCATAATGACATAATTAATTATATACATCAATGAGACACAGTATAAATGGCTTTAAATAAAAATATAGATAAGATTAGTATAAGGTCTATTATTCAAGACTTTATCTATGAGAATGTTAGAGACGAACCGTCTAAGCTTCGAGTCCTTGACTTTGATGACACACTGGCTGAGACTGAGGAACAGGTCAGGGTTACGACGGATTACGGAGCTGGATCAAAGATGATAAGCTCGCAGGAATTTGCCATCTATGATCTTCAGCCAGGTGAGTCAATTGATCCAGACATCGCATTTGAGGAGTTCAGTACGGTCGATGTTGAAAAAGCAGCACCTATGCCATTTATCTCAGACCTCTTTAAGCGATTTGTTGATGCTCAGGGAAGTAGGAAGATTCTAATCTTAACTGCAAGAGATCAGGGAGTTGAACCGTTTGTCATGAACTTTCTTGAAAGGCGGCTTGGAATAATCGATCCCGCTAGTAAGGTTGATTTTAGGGGAGTTGGTGATAAGGATCCTATGCGAAAGGTTGATGTGATAGATGAGTATCTTGAATCTCATCCTTCAATAAACTTTGTGTCATTTTATGATGACTCAGGAAAGAATGTCAAGGCCGTGTCAGAATATCTTTCATCCAGAGGATTGAGAAGTGATGTAAGACAGGTTGTAAAGGATGAAGAGGGGAATGTTAGTCTCGTATCTCCGGAGGATGGAGATCTTGAGGTAGATATCAATGAGAGAATTGATGAGAGAGCTGTGACTCGAGAGTTTTTAAGAGGTTTAATTTGTGAATAATAAAGGTGTTAACATGCAGACTATAAAAAAAATAATGATTCTTTTTATGATGATAGTTTTATCACCTCATGCACGAGCGACACCGGAAATAAACACATTAGAGTTTGTTGTTGAAAGATCGTCTCTCTCTAACCTGGAGTCTGACGTTAGAGACTCTGCTGTCTTGGTTAGATCGCCTGATAGAAAATCTTATGGATCAGGAACATATACAATAATTTCAAGAAAGAAGGTCGTTATAACAGCACTTCACGTGGTAGATGATAATAACTTCATGATAGTAGAGGGAAGAGTTGGAGAGAACGTTCTTGGAAGAGTTATCTATAGAAGTGTTGAAAACGATCTAGCTATTCTCAGCGTTTCAAACATAAGGTCTAGAAGACCCGTTAGGTTTAGACCCACACGAAAAAGCATCGATGATCTTATTGGAGAAAATATCACATACACTGGGTTTCCAAATGAGCATGATCTATTAACTGTGAGAGGATCAGTTGCTGGTCTTGAAAGAGGAAGGCTTATTCTTCAGTCATACACATGGATGGGAGCTTCCGGTGCCGGCGTATTTGATCAATTTGGAAACTATCTGGGTGTGCTTGTTGCAGTTGATATAGGCACATTTAGAGAAAGACCCCAGGTAATTGAAAATATAGTCTGGGTGATGCCTGCATCAGGATTTAACTTGAGTGGCATGAGAGAGGCTGTCAAGATACACGGGCAGTAGATTGTAAATATTCTAGTTTTTGTGTAATATTTCTATATTAAATATTCAATCATTCCACTGGTTAAATACACATGTCTGTTAAAAATGACAACTAAGAGTGATAAACCTCGTTCTAGAAAATTAAAGCCTGGAAGGGTTTATGAAGTTAAAAGCTTTGCCGGTGTAAACGTTCATATGAAGGTACTCAAGCTTGACAACGAGAAGCTTGGAATCTACATGGGCACGCTTGTAAGAAAAATAGACCTAGACAGCTTGATAAAGGCGGGTGTGCCATACTCTAAGGATGACAATCCAGAGGACTGTAAGTCAGTGATATATGACTGGCAGGTGGTAAAGGAGATAAGATCGGGTGAGAAAAGATCAGGTAAGAATAGTAGAAATAAGAGAGGCAAAGGAAGGAATGGCAGAGATAGAGGTAAAGATATCACCCAAGTTCAGACGGTGGTTTATAAAAAAAGAAGGCCTAAAAAGGTGGAGCCAGAAAAGATTTCAAAAAAGATTTCTTGAGGAGATATCTAGGCGAAATAGATCAAGGAGAGATAGGTGATGTTTAGATATAATTCACTTTTTCCGCACGTAGAGATTAGAGAGAGTCAATCAGAAGCAATAGACTTTGCGCTTGATGCTCTTATAAATAAGAAAAAGAAATACGTTATAGTTGAGGCAGGAACGGGTGTTGGAAAAAGTGCAATAGCTGTGACTGTTTCTAGATATATGAATAATCTGAGATCAGAGCCTGATGATTACAGTCCGGGTTCATACTTTGTAACGACACAAAAGCTTCTTCAGGAGCAGTATGTAAAAGATTTTGGTAATACAAGAGGCTGTATGAAATCAATCAAGTCTTCTTCTAACTATAGATGCTCGTATCATAGAGGAAATACATGTAAGATATCACAGCAGCTTCTTAGAAATGCAGATAGATCATCTAAGTTTTTTAAACGGTGCACATTTAATTGCTCCTATAAGAACGATAAGAAAGATTTTTTAGAATCTTCGGAGTCTGTGACAAACTTTCCTTATCTTTTAACTGAAGCAACTTATTCTAAAAAAATAACACCCAGAGACCTACTGATAATTGATGAAGCTCATAATATTGAGGCAGAACTTAGTAAGTTTATAGAGGTGACGATATCAGAAAGATTTGTCAAACATGCACTCAAACTTCACTGGACAGATGTAAATACTCAGTTCAAGGCTATGAAATGGATTCAAGAGGTGTATTACCCAAAAGTAAAGTCTCAGCTAAAGCATGTTGAAAAATCTCTTGAAAAGATGGGAATGGTAGATAGACTTAAGGAATTTGAATCTTTGTCTAAGCAACATGACCTTTTAAGATCTCACGTAAAAAAGGTGGGAACGTTTCTCTCTGTGTACGACAAAGATAATTGGGTGTTTGATCTTATTCCTGGGTATGGGAGATCTATGAGAAAGTTTACATTTAAACCTATTGATATTTCTCCGTTTGCTGATGAATACCTCTTTAGGCTTGGAAAACAGGTAATAATGATGTCTGCAACAATTCTAGATATGGGAACTTTTTGTGAGTCTTTGGGAATAAGAGAAGAAGATGTAGAGGCTATCTCTCTTCCTTCTCCGTTTCCTGTTGAAAATCACCCGGTCCTTATTTCTCCAATTGGATCGATGAGTGCAAAAATGATAGATCAGACACTTCCGAGGATGTCTGCGGCAATATCAGAGATACTGGATCAACACAAAGATGAGAAAGGCATCATACATTGTCACACGTATAAGATAGCAAAATTTTTAAAGAATAATATTAAAAACAGCAGGTTACTGATTCACAATACAGAAAATAGAGAAAAGATATTAAAGAGACATCTAAACACAAAGGAGCCGACGGTGTTATTATCACCATCCATGTCAGAGGGTGTTGATCTAAAGGATGATCTTTCAAGATTTCAAGTTCTTGTAAAGATACCATATCCTTACCTTGGAGACCCGCTTGTTAAAAAGAGAATGAATAAATGGGAAGGGTGGTATTCATTACAGACTGCTAAGAAAATAGTTCAGGCAATTGGTAGAAGTGTTAGATCTTATGATGATAACGCAACATCATATGTTCTTGATTCAGATTGGAATAGATTTTATGGAAGAAATCGAAAGATATTTCCAGACACGTTTAAAAAGAGTTTAATGAGCTAACTTTTATAATAGCTTAATTTTATGTGCAAATTATTGTTATGTGTGTTACAATAAAGTATGTGGTGGCATTTCTTCTATGATTAGGATTTTGGGAAAAATTCCAAAGAAAGTTACACTAGCATGTAGCGGTGGGCTAGACTCTATGGCAGCGCTTGATTTCTTGATAAAAGGAAGAAAGGAAGTTAGTGTGGCTTATTTTAATCATGGAACTGATCATGGAGACATCGCAGAAAAATTTGTTCAAGGATACTGTAAAGATAATAGTATTCCGTTTACAGCCGGGCTTATTTCTAGAGAGAGAAGTATTGATGAATCTCCTGAGGAACACTGGAGAAATGAGAGATACTCATTTTTTAATTCACTAGATGGAAAGATTGTGACTGCACATCACCTAGACGATGTTGTAGAATGGTGGGTATTTACCTCTCTTCACGGAGATCCGAGGCTAATGCCATCAAGCAATGGAAAAATCATTAGGCCGTTTTTATCCACAAGAAAGTCAGACTTGCTAGACTGGGTTAGTAGAAAATTTGTTCCATTTGTATCTGATCCATCTAATGATGAAGTAAGATATTCAAGAAATAGGATTAGGCATAATATTATTCCAGAAATGATTGAGATTAATCCTGGATTAAGCAAGGTGATTAGAAAGAAAATTGAATCTAGAGAGGCTATCACATAATGAAAAATACAGTATGTTTTGATGATGTACTTCTTGTTCCAGGGTTTAGTGATATTACATCAAGAAAAGATATTGATCTATCTATGGAGCTAGAAAGTGAGATGGTTTTTGAACTTCCACTAATATCCTCTCCAATGGACACAGTTACTGAACTAGACATGTGTGTTGCTATGAACAGCGCTGGCGGGTTAGGAGTGGTTCACAGGTATAATTCTATAGAGGACCAGTCAAACATTGTTCGCTCTTCGTCAGAGATCGGATTCTTCACCGCCGCCGCTGTGGGAGTTACTGGGGATTATATAGATCGGGCGACTGCACTTTATGATGCTGGTGCTCGCATACTGTGTGTGGATATTGCTCATGGTCATCATATTCTTATGAAGAAGGCACTGATTTCTTTACGTGAAATTTTTGGCGATGTTGTTCATATCATGGCAGGAAATGTTGCTACACTTGAAGGGTTTAATGCTCTATCAGACTGGGGCGCAGACAGTGTTAGAGTAGGAATTGGGGGCGGATCTATTTGTTCAACAAGAATTCAAACAGGACACGGTGTTCCAACTCTTCAGTCTATTATTGACTGCTCTTATTCGGATAGAGAAGCTACACTTATTGCTGATGGTGGAATTAAAACAAGCGGTGATATTGTTAAGGCGCTGGCCGCCGGAGCAGACTTTGTAATGCTTGGGTCACTACTAGCAGGAACGTTCGAAGCACCAGGAGAGATAATCTATCTTAATGGTCACGCAGAAAAGGTGTATCGTGGAATGGCAAGCAAAAATGCTCAGATAGATTGGAGAGGTCACACATCATCTGTAGAGGGAGTTTCATCAACAGTTCCAGTTAAGGGTGCTGTTTCAGATGTAATTAAGACTCTAGAGGTGGGCATTAGAAGCGGTCTATCATATTCAGGAGCATATTGTATTTCTGATCTGCAAGCAAAATCAAATTTTATTATCCAGTCATCAGCAGGAGCACTAGAAAGCTCAACTCATATTGATAGGCTATATTAGTTATGCTGGCATGTAAAGCAATGGGGGTAATGGTATAATAAACTATATAGGGCTATAGCTCAATCAGGTTAGAGCGTCGGTCTCATAAACCGCAGGTTCCCGGTTCGAGTCCGGGTAGCCCTACCATTTTTAAATGAGTATTTTTAGTCCACCAAGGTCAATTCCAGAAAGAACTTTCAGAACACGGATAAGGAGAATAAGATGAATGAAGAGCTAGATAAGAAGCTCGTTAAGGCATTTCCCCTCCTCTATGGAGACAGGAACGCACCGATGCAATCAACACTCATGTGCTGGGGATTCCCCCGTGATGGTTGGTTTGATATCATCTGGGATCTGTCCTCAAAACTTGAACCTCTCATTCAGAAGTTTATTGACGACAATCCTAATATGTCTTGCTACGGATGTGGTTGTGCCAAGGAGCGTCATTACGGATGGAAGAGTCGGAATCCTGGTAAGTGTCTAGCGATACACGTCAACCCCGAATCAAAAGAAGAGCCTCCCAATAACTACTTTGCCTGTTTTTGTGATGGGTACAGATCATCCCACCCAAAGGCATCTCAGGTAAAGGAAAAGTACGGTGGACTCAGGTTTTATATGA